TGTCTTGCAGCACAGGTGAAACATGGACTTTCTGACGAAAATTCAATCCCTCGTGACCGCGCTCGGCTCGCTGGTCACAGCGGTCGGCCAGCTTCCGTCCATCGAGACGGCGCTGACCAACTTCAACACGTTTCTCGACAACCTGTAAGGCTCGCGCCTTCTGGGCTGAGCGCGGAAATTCAATTCAAACGTACGTCGCAGCTATTGACAGGCTCGCTACGTTTGCTAGAAGTCTGAGTATCTACCAACCACCACCGCCCCGAAAGGCAAATGACATGAGCTTCCAACCCTACCCGACCATCCTCGTCAAACCGGCGGCGGCTCTGGTTCCGAACTCCCCCTACACGCTCGCGAACACGACTGTCGGTGACGTTCCGACCGCGACCATTTGCGGCGTCAACGACCCGGCCCACATCTTCGTCGGCAAAGGCCCCACCGCCCAATCCGGCGCTGGCGTCAACTACGAGCCCGGCGAGTTCTACAACGCCACGCAGGGCAAAAAGCCCGAGGACGCCTTCGTGGCGGGCGACACCTTCGCCATCATCCTGAAGGGCTACCCCATCGCCACGCTCCGCGCCACCGCCGCCATCACTGAAGGCGTCGAAGTTGCGGTTGACGCTGGCGGCTCAGTCGCTGCGGCGGCGGCCACCGACGAGCAAATCCTCGGCGTCACGCTCGCGGCCCAGCCTGTCGCTGGCGGCACTGTCCAGTGCCTGATCCAAGTCCGTCAGAACCCGGCGTTCGTCCCGGTCTAAGCTCGGGCACCGGCCTAGCTTCATGCCCCGGTCGCCCTGCGGCCCCTGCGTTTCCTCCGGCGCAGGGGCCGCTGCCTTTTTGTAGGAGGACTACCCTATGGCCGAACAGATACCCGACGACCAGCCCGGCGAGCAAATCTCGGACGCTGAACCGCCGAAAATCCTCAAGAAAAAGCGCGTACGACGGAAGAAATCGGGTGACATGCTCGATCCGTACGAGTACCTTGCTACCGAGTTCGGAAAAGAACTGGTCGCTCCCGTAGACGCCCTGCCCGCCGACTGCCAATGGTATGCGTGGAAGGGACCGGCTGACGCGGCGGCCATGTTCTTCGACACTCGGAAGTTCGAGCGCTTCAACCACATCGCTCAACTGACGAAAATGCCCGAGGGCGCAACAGGAGCCTGTGTTTTCTTTTGAGCCAGATCACCCCGGCAGAGGTAATTCAGCGCGTGAAGCGCTACCGCGCGTCGTTCCCGACGTTTGCGGAGCAATGCCTCAAAATCCGGGACAAGGCGTCCAACATCGTGCCGTTCACGATGAACCCGCCGCAGATGTACGTTCACGAGCGTATCGAGGCCCAGAAGGCCCAATTCGGCTACGTGCGCTGCCTGATCCTGAAAGGGCGTCAGCAGGGCATCTCGACGTACGTTGAAGGGCGCTTCTACTGGCGCACCTCGCTGTTCAAGAACCAGCACGCCTTCATCCTCTCGCACGAGCAAGCCTCCGCAGACGCCATCTTCCAGATGGTGGACCGCTACCACCGCGCGAACCCCATCGCCCCGAAGACGGGCCGGGCCAACATCAAGGAACTCTCGTTCGAGCGCCTTCAGTCGAAATACGCCGTCGCCACCGCCGGTTCGAAGGGCGCGGGCCGGGGCCAGAACAACACCCTGTTCCACGGTTCCGAGGTCGGCTTCTGGAAATCGGACACGGAGCACTTCGCGGCGTCGGTGCAGACCGTCGCCCTCCTGCCGGGCACCGAAGTCATCCTCGAAAGCACCGCCAACGGCACCTCCGGCGAGTTCTGGTCGAAATGGCAGGACGCCGTACGAGGGATCGGGGACTACATCGCGATCTTCGTGCCGTGGTACTGGAGCACCGAATACCGTCGTACGTTGCCTGAGCACTTCGAACTGGACGTGACCGCCGAGGAAGGCGAGATGTCCGAGGTTGAGTACGCCGAAGCCTTCCAGCTTGACGACGAGCAGATGTGCTGGCGGCGCTACAAAATCCAAGAGCTTGGCTCTGTGGGCAAATTCAAGCAGGAATACCCGGCCACGCCCGACGAGGCGTTCCAGTCTGCCGATAAATCGAGCCTTATCAAGCCTCTGACCGTGCTGAAGGCGCGCAAGCGGCGCGTTGAGGCGTCCGGCCCGCTCATCATCGGCGTGGACCCGGCGGGAGACGGCGGCGACCGCTTCGCAATCGCCCACCGGCGCGGCCACAAGGTCACGAAAATCGACTTCCGCATGGGCGTCACGGAGCCCGAAGCGCTGGAGTGGGTCAAGCAAATCATCCGCGACGACAAACCGGCGGCAGTCTTCATCGACAGCGGCGGCATCGGGCGCTATCTCATCAACTTCCTGCGCGCGGCGGGGCCGCAGTACGCCGACGTGGTCAAAGCGGTCAACTTTGGCGCGAAATCGCAGGCAAAACACGCCAAACCGAAGGTGGCCGGGCCGGTCAACCGCCGGGCGGAGATGCACGAGCGGCTGAAGCGCTGGCTCGAACAGGAGGACGGGGTCCAAATCCCCGACCGCGACGACCTGCAAGCCGACTTGACGGCCACCCCGATCAAGCCTACCCTCAACAACGACCTGCAACTCATGTCGAAGGCCGAAATGCGCGCCAAGGGCATCCGAAGCCCCGACTTGGCCGACGCCATCGCCCTGACGTTCGCAGACCTGAGCTACTTCTCGTCGTGGGCCGAGGAAAAGCCTGCGCCGGACCCGACCATCATTGACACTTGGGTTGAGGTGCGCGATACAGGTGAGATTGTGGACCCGTTCGCGACGGGGCACTCCAACTCTTGGATGGGCATGTAATGGCCGAACTAATCAACTCGCCCGCCGTACGAGACGCCTCGTCCATGTTCGTCAACGACGACCGCGCGCGGCTCGACAACAACGACCCGGAAACCAAAAAGCCGGACTTCGACCTCCCGGACGGATTTGACGACGAACAATCGTTCCTCCGCTACGCGGTCCAGACCTACAACGACGACGTGACCGCCGACTTCCTGAACACTCAGGCAATGGTCGATGACGCCCGCTTCCTGATCGGCAAGCAATGGGACGTGGACACCGAACGCCGCCGTGTCGGGGCCAAAAAGCCCGTTATGACGATCAACCGTCTCCCGGCGTACGTCGCCCAAATCATGGGCAACCGCCTCCTGAACGAGACGGTCATCAAGGTCATCCCGGACGAGGGCGGCACGAAGGAAAAAGCCCGCGTGCGGCAGGGCCTGATCCGCAGCATCGAGAAGCACTCGCGCGCCGATCTGGCGTACGACACAGCGCTCCAGAACAGCCTCGTCGGCGGCCTCGGCAACTTCGCGCTCGACCACGAGTACGCGAAATACAACGTCTTCCACCAAGACCTGAAAATCGTCCGCATCCCGGACCCGCTGGCCGTCGTGTGGGATCACATCAGCATCGAGCCCTCGGGCCGGGACGCCACGCACGTCTTCGTTGAGGAGCGCATCTCCCGCAAGGCGTTCAAGAACGCTTACCCGTGGGCATCCATGGGCGAGTTCGGCGGCGACACGACCTATCTGGCGCAGTTGACGGCCACCGGCTGGTACACGGTCGATACCGTCCGCATCGTCAAGTTCTACAGGCTCCTGCACGAAGTCCGCACGGTCATCCTGAACGCCCAGACCGGCAAGGTCATAGACGTGACGGATCAAGACCCGGCGACGTACGAAAAGCTGATCGCGGTCAACCCGATCACCGGCGAGAAGTACATCCGCGAGGCCCTTCGACCGTACGTCGAAATCTACAAGCTCTCCGCGACCGACATCCTTGAAGGGCCGACGAAGCTCAACTGCTCGCGCGTGCCCGTGTTCCGGGTTCCCGGCTGGGAAGTATTCATTGGCGACGAGCGCCACCGCTGGGGCATGATCCGCTTCGCGAAAGACCCGCAGCGCATCCACAACTACTGGCGCTCCGTCATCGTTGAAAAGCTGATGCAGACGCCCCGCGCGAAGTGGAAGGCGACCAAAGAGGCCGTCCAAGGCTTCGAAAGCAAATGGCGCAACAGCCATCTGACCGATGACCCGCTGCTCCTCTGGAACGGCGACAGCGGCCAAGAACCGCAGGAAGTCCAGCCTGCCCAAATCGAGCCTGCCCTGATCCAAGAGGCCAATATGGCTACTCAGGACATCAAGGACGTGCTCAACATGCACGAGGCGGCGCTGGGCCAGCAGTCCAACGAAGTCTCCGGGAAGGCCCTGAACGCCCGCCAGCGCGTGTCCGAACTCGGCAGCGTGATCTACTTCTCGAACCTCAACGGGGCTATCGAGGAGTGCGGTCGTACGATCAACGAACTGATCCCCGACTTCTACGACACAGCGCGCACCATTCGTACGATTGGCGAAGACGGCAAGGCCGACCTCGCGAAGATCAACCAAGCGGGCGGCGTGGACATCTGCGACGGCTCGTACGGCATCACCGTCACGACCGGCCCGAGCTACACCACGCGCCGCGTCGAAGCGGTCGAGAGCATGATGGCCCTCCAGAACGCCAACCCCGAGGCCATGGCCCCGGCGCTCGACATCATGGTCGAGGAAATGGATTGGCCCGGCGCGGAGCGCATCTCCAAGCGCCTCAAGAAAGCGAACCCGCTCGCGCAAGAGGAAATCGACCCCGGCGAGCTTACGCCGCAGGAACAGCAGGCCATGCAGGCTTCGCAGCAAAAGGCTGCTATGGCGGAGCAAATCGCGCTGAAGATGCAAGAGCTTCAGATGGCCGAACTCGCGCACAAGGTCGCGGAACTCAAGGCCCGTACGGCGCATCTGGAAGCCCAGACGAAGTCCACGAACGCTCAGGCGGTCGCTACCATCGTCGGCATCGACAAAACCATCGCGGAAACCGCCAAGATCGAGGCCGAAACCGGCCAAGTCGGTGTGGTCACGGAAGACCCGCTCATGGCCGGTCAAGTCGAGGCCCAGCAGCTTCAGAACGAGGGCCTGCGCCAGCAACAGCGACACGCAGACACCCAGAACCACATCAACATCGCGCAGACCCTCCACGAGCTTAATCCACCCGAGGAAGCCGAGTTCACCTTGAACGGCGGTCGCGAAGATGGTATGGACGTACGACCCCCAGAGCCAGAAACCCCCACGGAGGAATAAAATGGCAGACGTAGTTAACAACGGCAACGACCACGCGGCGCTCAAGCCGGGTGAAGCGGCCTCCACCAATTCGACGGCTGGTTTCTCCAGCTTCGCGGAGTTCGAGGCCCAGATGGCGAAAGAGGAAGCGGGCCAAGCCACCGGCGCTGCCCAACTCGACGCCCCCGGCGACGGTCCCCGCCCGTCCAGTCAGATCGCTGACCGACAGGCCGAGGAAGCCGCTGCCGCCGCCCCCGCCGGTGACGACGACGCCACTGACGAGGACGAGGACGACGAACTCACGCCGGAACAGAAGGCCGCCGAAGACGCCAAGACCCCGGAACAGAAGGCCGCCGACGAGAAGAAAGGCCCGAACAAGCCGTCGCTGAAAAAGCGCCTTGGCGAACTGGTGCGCGAGCGCCACGAGGCCGACACGCGCGAAGCCGCCGCCCTCCGCCGGGCCGAAGCTGCCGAGGCTCGCGCTCGCGAAGTCGAGGAAGCCGCTGCTCGTGGCGAGAAGCCGAAGCCCAAGACACCGGCCACCCCCGCCCCGGAAACCGGCGCGGCCAAGCCCGACCCCAAGGACTACGAGTTCGGTGAATACGACCCGAACTATCAGGACGCCATGGTGGAATACCGTGTCGAACAGTCCATCGCCAAGCTCGCGGCCAAGAACCAAGCGGCCCAGCAGGAGCAAGCCCAGCGTACGGCGGAAGCCGAACGTACGGCGCGCTGGGGCACCGTCATCGAGAAGGGCGCTGCGAAAAACCCCGATTTTGAGGACAAAGTCCTCAAGAGCACAGCCGACTGGAAACTTTCCAAACAAATGTGGGAAATGGCTGTTGACAGCGAAGTCGGAGATGACGTACTTTACGCACTCGCTTCTGACCCGGCGGAAAGCCGCCGGATATTCGACCTCCCGCTAGTCCGTCAAGCTGCGGAGTTCGGAAAGTTGGAAGCCCGGTTCGTGCAACCGAAGCCCGGCGAGGGCGAAAGCACGGCGAAGGACGGAGCGGCAGGCCATCTGCCCAAGGCACCAAAGCCCCAGACACGGGTGCGAGGCGCTGGCGGGCAGTACAAGACTGACGCTGGAACGAAAGACTTCGCCGCATTCGAAGCCATGATGAGGGCAGAGGAAGCGGCTCGGGTGAAAGCCCAAAGCGTATAACAACCCCTTCGCCCTAGAAAGGCACCAAAATGAACCAGTTTCTGAACGACCAAGTCTATGCCAACGTCATGCTCTTGCTGGTCAAGAACAACCTTGTCATGGGCAAGCTGGTGGACACGAAGTTCACCAACCAAGTCACCGACAAGAACGGCCTGAAGATCAGCGTCAAGCGTCCTCCGCGCTTCGTGATGACCTCCGGCCCGGCGCTCGACGTGCAGGACATCGTCACCGGCTCGACCGACGTGAAGGTGGACCAGTATTCGAACGTCCACATCTCGATCACGGACCTGCAAATGGTCCAGTCCTACAACGAACTCATTCGCGCCCAGACCATGAAGTCTGCCGCGTCTGCGCTCGCGCAGGGCATCGACAGCTACCTGCATGGCTTCATCCAGAAGTTCCCGTCGTGGGTGCAAGCCCCCGGCGCGACTGCCTCCGACTTCCGCCTCGGTTCGCCGCAGCAGGAAATCCCGGTCTGGGAACGCCTCGAAAACCTCGCGGTCCCCACGACCGACCGCGTCGGCTTTATGACGATCCGCGACAGCGCTGGCGTCCAAGCCTCGTTGATCGACAAGTTCATGTCGCAGGAAGCCTCGAACGCGATGAAGAAAGCGCGTATCCCGATGCTTTCGGACATCGACTACTACCGCACGCAGGCTCCGGGCGTCCTCACGACCGGCACTCGCGCGCAGACCGGCGCAGCGCAAGTCAACGGCGCGAACCAGAACGTCAACTACGAGACGGTCAAGGACAGCATGACGCAGTCCCTGATCCTCGAAAGCGCCGGTGCTTCCGCGACCTTCAAGCGCGGCGAAGTGTTCACGATCCCGAACGTGTTCCGCATCAACCCCCGCACGCAAGCCATCGTCACCGATGCGAACGGCGCGGCGGAACTGATGCAGTTCACCATCGTCAACGATGCTCAGGCTGACGGCGCTGGCGCAGTCACGCTCACCATCTCCCCGGCGATCATCGTTCCGAACACCGGCGGCTCGCTGGCGACCCAGCGCGTCAACACGGCCTTCGCGACGGCCTCGGCCATCCCGGCCAACGATGCGGTCCTGTCCTTCGCGGGCAACCCGTCTTCGTCCTTCAGCCAGCGCGCTGCATGGCACAAGTCGGCCATCCAGATGGTCAGCGCCCAACTCGTGACGCCGCAGACCGGCGTGTCGAGCTTCGCTTCCGACCCCGAGACGGGTATCTCGATCCGCTACTGGCGCGGCTCGGACATCCAGACCGGCGCACACATCCACCGCTGGGACACCATCTACGGCGGCAACGTCGTGGACGAACTCCTCGGCACGCGCTTCAGCGGCGTCTCCCTGACGTAAGCGCCCTGACGAAAGAAACAGAGAGGCCCGGCTTGCAACCGGGCCTCTTTTGTGTCAGGCTTCCGAACTGCTCCTGAAACCCGAGAGGACTACATGACCCACTACAATCCAGCCGACCACCCCTACCCGGCCATGCGCTACGGCAAGGACGACGCAACGCGCGTTGTGCTCACGGCTGACGAAGACGCACAGGCCGCCGACGAAGGCTTCGTTGACCATCCGTCCAAGGTCGGCAAGGCCAAGCCCGCTGTGCCGAAACCGCCGATCACTCCGACCACCACCCCCGCCGTCGTACGGCAGGGTAAGGGCGGAAAGAAAGCCGAGAAGCCTCCGGCGGAAACCCCGCTTGAAGCTGCCATCTCGGCAGTCCCCGCCCCTGCGCCCGAGGCTCCGGCCTTCGACCGTGCTGCGGCCATCGTCACGCTGGAAGCGGCCAACTTCGAAGTTGACCCGGCCACGACCGACGAGGAACTGATCGAAGCCCTCGCAGAACTCGCCAAAGGCTAACCGATGACCACGGCGGTAGAAATCGTCAACCGCTGCTTTCGCGAGAACAACCTGATCGCGATTGGCAAGACACCCTCCGCAGCCCAAGCTGCGGAGGCCCTTGACTATTTGAACCGGCTCATCAAGTCGATGCTCGGCACCGACGAGGGCGAGCTTCTGCTTGACTGGAACCTGCCGTACGCCGGAAGCGTGAACAACCGCTACCCGCTCTACCCCTCCGACCCGACAACCCCGGCGAGCGTCTACAAAGGCCCGCCACCGAACAGCCGCCTGCTCGTGTCCCTGAGCGCGGCCACCGGCCCCTTCACGGCCTACCTCCAGAACGTCCCGCCCGATGGCGCGCGGATGGCGCTGGTCAACGTGGCCTCCGACTTCACCGCCTACCCTCTCACGCTCAACGCCAACGGTCGCCTGATCGAAGGCGCGCAGTCCATCGTGATTAACACGAACCCGGAAGGCCCGCTCCTGTGGCTGTATCGCGCCGACCTCGCGAACTGGATCGCCCTCGACTTCCCGCTTGCGGAAACCGACCAAGTCCCGTTCCCGGACAGCTTCGATGACTTCTGGGTGGCGCTGCTCGCCGTACGACTGTGCCCGCTCTACGGCAAAGAGCCGAACGCCATCACGGCTGGCATCGCCCAGAACGGCATGAAGCAGTTCAAGGCGCGCTATGCTCAGGAAGTGCCCACGGCCAACTTCCCCGACACCATCAACTTCAACTCGTTCCAGTCTTGGGGCGGCCCCGGCTGGGAGCCTAACGGCTAATGGCTGAAGACACTCCCCAGCCGCAACCTATCCCGCTTGGCGTCGGCGCATACTCGCGGCGCTATGGGCGTATGCCCGAAATCAAGATGATTAACCGCTTTTTCGAGGAAAACCCTGCGAACGCGGTTGACGGCGTCTCCCTCCTCTCACGCCCCGGCACGACCTTCCTCGACGCATTCGGCACCGGCCCGATCAGGAACGAGTTCGCGCAGGAGGGCACGTTCAACGGCACGCTGTTCGTCGTCTCTGGCAACGCCCTGTTCCGGCTCGACAAGGACGGCACGAAGACGGCCATCGGCGGCACCATCCAAGGTGACGGCGCTCCCTCCATGGCGGGCACCGACCAATACATGTTCATCGCAGACGGCACGCTGCTCCAGTTCTATGACGGCGAAGGGAGCCGCGCCACGGGCGTCCTGACGGTCACTGGCGCTATTTCCAACGGCGAGACTGTGACCCTCAACGGCATCGGCTACGCCTTCAAGACCGTGCTGGCTGTGCCCGGCGACGTGCTGATAGGCGCGAACAACGAGGAAACCCTCCAGAACCTTGCGGACGCCGTCAACAGCGTCCCCGAGACGGTCAACATCGCCTACGCCAGCGGCACCGTGGAGAACACCTTCATCGCGTCCGAGTGGAGCCCTACAGAGGTGTTGGGCAACCAGACGCTGACCTTCTACGCGCGCGTGGGCGGCACGGCAGGCAACGCCTACACGACCGTCGAAACCATGGCTACCGGCTCGTTCGCCGCAGCAACCCTCCTCGGCGGCGTCAACGACGCGCTCAGCGGCATTCCGACCCCCGACGACGTGGCTATCGTGTCGCTGGCCGTCATCGGCGGCTTCGTCCTGTGCCTCGTGTCCAACAGCCAGCGCATCTACTTCATCCGCCCCGGCGAGTTCCTGATCGACCCGCTCGACTTTTTCGAGAGCGAAAGCTTGCCCGACGAGGGCATCAGCCTCATGGCTATCGGGGACCAAGTCTGGTGCTTCAACAAGCAGTCCACGGACGCCTACTACCTGTCTGGCGAGGCCGACGTGCCCTTCAGCCAGTTCCAAGGGCGGAGCTTCAGCAAAGGCGCGCTGGAAGGCACCGCCGTACGTCTGGACCCTGAAGTTATTGTTGTGGGACACGACGGCATCGTGTATGCAGTAGGTGGAAGCGGTCAACAGCGCATCTCGAACCATGGTATCGAGGAACGCATTCGGCGCGCACGGAAAGCGGAAAGGACCGGCTAATGAGCTTGCTTTGGGCTGACAACTACGACATTTACGGCGGCGACCGTGACCTCATGCTCAACGGGCTGTACGCCGCGCTCGGGCAGACGGTCGGCTATCAGGGTGTGACCCCGATTGTGCCTTCGTTCGACCCCACGAAATACTGGCTGCGCCTTGGCGACGGCCCCGGCACCGGCCCGCGCGATGCGTTCTACCGGCGCGTGCTGGGCGGCTCGTTCGCTTCCATCGGCTTCGCTACGCGCGTCCAGTTCGACACCTTGCCCGTCACGAACGACCGTACGTGGCCCGTCATCTTCCGCGACGGCGGAAACAACGACATCTTCCGCATGGCGCTGACCACGGACGGAAACCTCGCGCTATACAACTCGGCGGGCACCCTCGTAGTGCAGACCGTCGTGCCGTGCATTTTCGCCAACACGGCACACAAAATCCAAGGCCAAATCATTTTCGGCTCCGGCACCGCTGAAGTCGAAATTCGCGTCGATGGCGTCGATAGGATCGGCGGCACGTCCGGCATCACCGGCACGGGCCTCACATTCGCAGGCACCGCGACCCAAATCTGCCAAGGCAACACCTCCAGCGCGTCCGCTGGCCCCGTGAACTGGTGGGTTGACTTCATGGTCCCCTACAGCCTCACCGGCACATACAACGACGACTGGCCGAACATCTCCGGCGTGGCGACCCTGTGGCCGACCGCCGACATCCCGCCGTCCGAGTTCACCCCGCGCCCGTTCCAGCTTTACGGCGCAGGAAACCTGTTCATCTCGACAGGCACGAACGGCGCACTCGACGCTGGCGCGGTCGCTGCCGATGACCTCGGCTCCGCTGACTTCACGCTTGAAGGCTGGTTCCGCCCGAGTTCGTCTACGCCCACGACCACGAACCTGTGGACGTTCTTCGGCAAGTGGAACGCCACCGGCGCGGCGCGCTCGTACCGGCTCGTCAAGTACGGCCCGGACATCAACGATGGTCGCCTTCGCTGGGAAATCACCACGGATGGCACGCTGGGCACCCTCGACCCGGTCATCAGCGTCATCTTCGACTTCGACCCGGCGCACTGGTATCACATCGCTGTGTGCCGTGACGGCGGCGTCACGCGCCTGTTCATCGACGGTATCCAGATCGGAACCGACGAAGCAGACGCCAACACCTACTTCGCTGCCACCACCGGGGCCAAGCTCTGCATCGGCGGCGAAATCAGCGGCACCGGCACGACCCTGCTCGCCAACACGTCGTTCCACGGCTTCCAAGACGAAATTCGTACGACGCCCGGCGTGGCTCGCTACACCGCGAACTTCACGCCCCCGGCGGCGGAGTTCCCGCGCACGGTCGGCGGCGACCCGGACTTCGCGTCCGTGCAAATTCTCGCAGGCTACGACCAGTCCGTCGTGAACGAAAGCGCTGCCGTACGAACGATCACTGTTCGCGGCATCACGGCGCGGCAGGAACACTCGGACGCTGGCACCGGCAAGAACTACCGGATGCTGGGCTCGCAGCCGCCGTACGACGACCGCTTCCTTGAGGCTTACTACCTGAAGGCGCGCAACACGTTCCAACTGCTCGGCCTTCCGGTCGCCGCCGAAACAGTCACGCTTGGCGGCACGACGTACGAATGGGTTGCGGCCCTCGTCGGCGCGAACGACGTGCTGATCGGCGCTGATGAGGCCGAATGCCTCGACAACCTCGTCAACGCGATCAACCAAGGCCCCGGCGAAGGCGTAGTCTACGGCACCGGCACGACGGTCAACCTGTCAGCCACCGCCGCGCTCGGCCCGAACCCGCTCACGCAGTTCACCGCAACCGCCATTGTCGCAGGTGTCGCAGGCAACTCGATTGTCTCGACCGAAACGACCACGGACGGCTCGTGGCTCAGCGGCGCAACGCTCGTCGGCGGCGCAGACATCCCGGCACCGCAGGAGTTCTCGTTCGATCCTCTACCGCCGACCGCCACCGGCCTTCGCGGCCTGTTCCTGATCGGTCGCGAATGGCTGGATACCGACAACGCCACGCAGCAGAAATCGTTCGTGGTGGACGGTAACGCGGCAGACGGAGCCGACAACGCTCTGACCCCGACCCCGACCTATCGTGCGGACATGATCGAGGAAGACCCCGACACCGGCGCGGCACTCACGCCCACGTCGGTCCTGAACGGACGGCTGCGGATCACCCGTACGTCGTAAGGGAGGCGCGCTATGTCTGCCGAACTCGGCTACACTTCCCAAGCCGTCGCACTTGCTGTAGTGTCGGGGTTCCCTACGGAAACCCTGACATCGCAGTTTGTTGCGCTGGGCATCATCGACGGTACACCCTTGGCCGAATACGCGATCACCTCTCAAGCACTGATGCTCGCGGTTGTCGAGGAAAGCCCTGTCTCGGGCGAAGCCAACACGTCCACGTCGCAGTTCTTGGCCCTTGGTGTCTACGGCGTCGGCGCACCGGAAGACCTCCGCCTGCGCGCGTGGGGCTTCACCATGGACGGTCACCGCTTCTACGTCCTGCATCTGGGCGAGGAAGGCACCTTCGTCTATGACCTCACCACGAAGCAATGGGCGGAGTGGAAGACGGAAGGCTTCGACACTGGCTGGAACGCATACGTCGGCCTCAATTGGGGCTCTGACGACCGCATCGTCGCGGCTGACCGGCAGAACCCGACTGTGTGGCTGATCGACCCGGAAACCTTCCGGGACGAGGGCTTCAAGGACATCCGCCGTACGGTCACGGCCATCATCCCGCAGTCCGGCTTCGGCTGGGCCACGCACGACAGCTTGCAGCTTTACGCCAGCGTGGGCGACCCCAGCGCACCGGCTCCGACCATCGAACTGACGTTCTCGGATGACCAAGGCGTGACGTACGACGCACCAGCAGACAGCATCATCGTGCTCGTTCCCGGCGAGAACACGCAGCAGATCGACTGGATGAGCCTCGGCTCGTTCCAATCTCCCGGTCGCGTCATCGACATCACCGACTACGGCGGCGTTGGACGCATCGACAGGGCGAGCGTGGAGATTACCTAATGGCCCGCCGGTCCATACTGACCCGCTTCGGCGTTGATCCCATCGACAAGAACATGCGGATCGTCAACCCGGACGGGACGGCGACCGACGCTTTCCTGCGAAACTGGCTCGGCCAGCGCAGCAAGAACGTGACGACTGCCGAGGACATCGACAGCGCCATAGCGCTCGTCAACGCCCTCGCGGCCAAGCAGATCACGACCACCACGCCCATCACCGGCGGCGGCCCGCTCGGCGGCACCATCGTACCCATCGGCCTCGCTGACACAGCAGTCACGCCCGGAACGTACGGCGATGCGACCAACGTGCCGCAGATCACCGTTGACCAGAAAGGCCGGATCACGGCGGTAGTTGACGTTCCGATCACCGGCGGCGGAGGCGGCGGAGGCGCATCGTTCTTCAAGGGCGCGACTGGCGACGTGCCGCAGGCTTCAGCGACCGCACAGGCCACCAAGGGCCTGCCCTTCACGCCGACCGCTCCGCTCGTGATCGACGCGGCGTGGGCGCACATCGACCCCGCTGGCGCAGGCCAGAACCACTACATGCAGATTTCCTCCTGCAACCCCGCCACGGGCCAGATCACGACCGTACTGGCTACGTCGGCAACCGTGGCCGTGCCCGGCACTGACTTGCTCGCCGTACGATTTGCGTTCGCATCGCCGGTGAACCTCGCTGTGGGCACGACCTACATGATTTCCGTGACCAACGCCTCGGGCATTGGCACTACCGCCATGCGCGTATCCGGCGCGAGCTTCAACGCGGACGACGCATGGACCATCAACGCGCCGGGCACGACCGTCCTGCTCGCCTGCTCTTACGCCACGGTCGGCCTGTCCAACGGTCAAGCCGTCAGCGCCAGCGTCGGCGGCTACTATGCCGTGTTCCTTGAGGGACAGGTGGCCTTCCCGATGGCCGGGGCTGCACCCTACTGGCCTGTGGCTCCGTCACCTCCCACGCTCGCAGGAACGGGCCTGACGGCCCTGCAAAGCACCGCCGGTAACGGCACCATCGTTGACACGACGCGCGGCATGTACGCCAGCGTGACCAGCGTGGCGGGCTCGCTTGACCGGATCATCTATGGTCGCCGGGCTGTGCCCAACGGCGCGGGGAACCCGTTCACCATGCGTGCGCTGTTCCAGCCGAACCTTAACCAAGCCATCTTCCGCTCGTGGGGGCTGTTCGTTAACGACAACGGTACGGGCCGCTACTACAACATCGGCGCAGGTATCCTAAACGTGGGCCGTACGCCCGCTCTCCGCCCCATGCGCTACAGCGCAGCAGGCGCATACTCGGCATCGCCCGGTGACGCTGAAAACCGCAGCTTCACCGACATGGGGCCTGTGTGGATGGAACTGCGCCTGACAGCCTCGAACCTCGAACTGTGGACCTCGAAAGACGGCGAGAACTTCAACCTCGCGTGGACGGAAGCCAAGGCGACGTGGGTAGCCAGCGTCACGCACTGTGGCTTCTTCCTGACGACGAACTCTCCGACAGCCTCCCAAGTGGACGGCGTTCACGTAATGTCGTTCTCTGCCGTATAATCTTGCTTGACGTAGAGCACTATACGAGAGTAAAAGGGTTATATCTTACCAAGCGTTCCAGCAGAGAGAACCCGAAATGACTGAAATTCTGAATGGCCTCAAAGGCTTCCGTACGATCATCGTGCAAGCGATCCTCGCCCTCGTCGGCGTGCTGGTCGCGCTCAACGTCATTCCTGCCACCGACGCCGCCCATCTGACCTCCGAGTATATCTCGAACCAGTTCGACGTGATCCTCGGCGGCGCAATCTCTCTCGTCGCGACCATCGGTGTCCTGATGCGTCTCGTCACGAGCACCCCGGTCGGCAAGAAAGCGCCGAAATCGGGAGGCGCAGGCTAACACGCTCCAGCCCCGTCGTACTGTCGTACGGCGGGGCCTAGCGTATCTGGAGACTAGAAGTATGCCTTGGATCAGCGCAGCGGTCGGTATTGGTGGAGCCATTTTCGGGGCTTCGTCGCAGAAGAAAGCCGCAAAAGTCGCAGCCGCAGAACGTGAAAAGGGCTACCAGCGTGTCGTTGGTGGCGACCTCGGCCAGACGTACGCGCCCGGCGGAGCGGCGGCGTTCAACCAAGCACAAGCCCTGCTCGGCATCGGCGGCCCGCAGCAGCCCGCACAGATCGACCCTGCCACCGGCCAGCCCATCGCAGGCACCGGCTCGCAGTCGCAAGCGGGCTTCCAGAACTACCTCGACAGCGCGGGCTACAAGACGCAGTTGAACGCGGGCATCGACGCCCTCAACAGCAACGCGGCGGCGCGCGGGATGCTCAAGTCTGGCGCAACGCTCAAGGCGACCCAGCGGTTCGGCTCCGGCCTCGGCCAGCAGTATTTCAACAACTACATCGGGCAACTGATGAACCAGTCCAACCAAGGTCTGGCCGCGAACCAGACCATCGCCAGCGCAGCCACGGGCGTAGCCTCGGGCAACGCGGGCTCGCAGATGCAAGTCGGCGCTGGACAGGCGCAAGCGTGGGGCGATGCGGCGAAGAACGTCGTCGGCGCGATCCGCGACAGCCGACCGCCCGGCACGTAATAGGAGGACTTCATGTATAACATCTGGCCGACCGCCATCGCAGTTGACACCAACAAGCGGGCGCGCGAAGAACAGAACTACATCGCCCAACGTCGTACGGTCGAAGACGCCCGTGAAGACGAAACCGCCAAGCTCTCCGACGCGGCACGCGCGGAGCGCATCGCGACGTACGGCGCACAGGGATACGACACCGTCAACCTCGGCCAGACCGAAGGCATCGAACAGCGCCGTCAGCTTCACCCCGGCGCGGTCGAACAGCAAGGCGCGACCCTCGAAAGCACGCGCGCAGGCACCAAGCAGACCACTGTGCAGACAGAGGGCATGGTGGCCGACAATGCAGCCGAAGCCGGTCAGCGCGAGCGCGAGGCCGCCGTACGAATGCTCGACGCCATCGAAGCCTCGGGCGCTACGACCGTGCAAGAAATCGCCCAGCGCATTCCCCCGGCCATGGCCGCCCAACTCGGCACCGACCCGCAGAAGCTGCCCCAACTGTTCGAAGTGCTCGCCCAAGCCCCTGACCTCGCCACGGGCCTTAAAGCCATGCGCGACGGCCTGATGGGCCAAGAGACGGTTACGGGCACTGTCACCGGCATCGGCCCGGACGGCAAGCCCACGTTCTACAACACCGGCTCGCGCGACAAGCCCGGCGCAGTCGCAGGCGTCAAGCCCGACGACCGCATGTTCGGCCTCGACGCCGAAGGCAAGCGCCTGTCCAACGAGTACATCAAGGCCCAGACCGGCTACATGAACGAGCGCTCGCGTGGCGGCGCTGCGGCTGATGCAGCCCAGACGCCGGAGCAAGCCGCTGCCGCTGCCGACGCGCTGCAAGGCACCATCAACGACATGCGTACGCAGCTTAACGACGCTGTGGCGTCTGGCGCGATCACCTCGTCTGGCCCTGACGCCGACCCCATCGCGAACCTGTTCTCCGGCGACAACCCGGCGGGCCGCTTCATCGGCGCGCTCACCGGCGACCCGAAAGAGGGTCAGCGCAAGATGATTGACGACACGGCGACGATGCTGCTCACCAGCCTCATCAACTCGCCGGGCATGTCCTCGCGTCTGTTCGACAGCAACGCGGAAAAAGATACGTGGACGGCCATGCTGGGCAAGTCTGGATCGTACGAAGCCCGCATGGAAGCGATCAACAAGTTCGAGCGCTTCGCACAGGCACGTCTCGCGGACCCCAACCGCATCGGTCGCCCGGCTCTCACCGCTACTCCCGCGCCCGGCGCGGCTCCTGCCGCCCCTGCCACCGCCCCGACAGTCTCGCCCGCCCGGCGCGCTGAACTGGACGCCATGTACGGGAGGGACTAATGGACCCCGAACTCGACCGGCTCTATGCGATGCTCGACAAAGCTGACGCCGCTGGCGCGCAGCAAGACGCACGAGACATCGCTGCCCTCATCAAAGAGCACAAGGCCCGTGGCCCGGCTCCGGCCAGCGGCCCGACGCAGGCTGGAACGCAGCGCGTGCAGTCCAACCGTGGCGAAACGGCTCAGCAGCCGCAGTCCGGCGTTGACAAGTTCCTGACCGGCCTCGACCGGCTCCCCAACCTCGTGGGCATCGGTAACGTGTCGAGCGGCTTCACGAAGGCCGACATCGACGCCGACGAGGCCCGCCAACGGTTCGCCCAAGGCTCGGGCCAAGCGCTGCAAGCGACGGGCCGCGCCGCGACCAACGTGCTCGGCCCGGTTGACGATTGGGTCATCGCTGGCGTCTCGGAAGCTGCCGACGCGGTCACTGGCCGCGAGACTGGCACGTTCGATGAAAAGGTCAGTCGTACGAAGAAGTTCGCTGACGAGCTTCGCGAAAAGGAAGGGCTCGCGTCCCTCGTTGGCGATGTCATGGGCTTTGGCTATGCGGGCAACGCGCTCCGCGCCGTAGCCGCGCCCGGCGCAGTCCTCAAGAGCGGTATTCCCATCGTCGGCGGCGTGGCTGGTGAAGCCGCGACCATCGCTGGCCTCCACGGCTTCGCAGAGGGCCAGAGCGCGGACAAGGTGGCTCAAGACGCGCTGCTCGCTGCCACGCTCGGCAAGATATTCCAAGGCGTTGGTGACAAGGTCATCAAGCCGACGCTCAACTACGCCCTGCCGCGCATCGAGCGCAAGTTCTCCGGCGCGGCGGCGAAGGCCACCGACGAGTTCAAAATCCCGGAAGCCGACGTGCAAGGCATCGCGCGCCAGCTTAAAATGCCGGTCGCGGACATTCGGAAGGCGCTTGACGAATACGTCAAGGTCAACGGCGTGGACGCCAACATCCTCTCCGTCGTGAACCCCGAGACGGCGGCCAAGTTTGAACGCCTCTCGCGGGGCCGTAAAGGCGCGTCCGACACGTTCCAAGCTGGCGAGGAAGCCGCTGCCCTGTCCCGTCCTGACGAAGTCGCAGCCGCGCTCCGCCAGACCGGCGACACGCAGACAGCGTCCGAAGCCATCGGTGATGTGACCGACATCGCCCGCCGCGAGGCTGGTGCTGTTCGTCGTACGGCCAACGAGGCGGCTGACGAGACGACCGACATCGTCAACAACCAGCGCCGTCTGGAAGACGACAATATCGCCGCTGCCAAGGCGCTGGAAGACCAGCAAATCGCAGAGGCCGGTGACAGCCTGTCTGCCGTGCTCCAGCGCGCCGGGCAGGGGATCGAGACTGAGGAGGCCGTTGACGCGGCCCTGCGCCAGTACACCACGCGCCTCATGCGCCGCGAAGGCGGCCTCGCCCAACAGCCGGTGAAGCTCTCGCCGGAGTGGGTCAAGGCCAACATGCCCGCCGACCCGACCGACGTTGCCAAAATCCTTTCGTCCAAGGCGCGCACCATGCCCGCAGGCGAGGCCCGAGACAGCCTCATCAAAGCGGCTGAAGACCTCGGCACCGGCGCGGAAGTCAATCTCAAGATCGGTGACATCGACACCCTTCGCCGCGTGCTCTCGCAAGGCGGCACCGACGCGAACGGCGTGAAGTGGTCGCTGGGCGAAAGCGCCAACGCGCTCCGCGCCGAGGCGGCCAAGCAAGTCCCGGACTATCGTACGAAGTACCTCGACGTGTTCGCTGGCACCAAGCGCGGCCTTGAAGCCCGTCGTACGGCCAACCTGATCCTCGGCAAGAAAGCTCCGGCGGCTGCGGCCAACATCGAAGGCCGTGTCGCTCGGGCGGCGGAAACCGGCGGCGAAGACGCTGCACGCTGGCTCCGCGAAGGTGCTCGTGACGGCGCGCTCGACGCCATCGCGCAGTCCTCGCGCGGCGGTACTGAAGCCCTTCGTACGGCCTCCAAAATCCTCCGCAACGCTGACGAAGTCCGTCGTGTCGCTGGCCGTGAAGGCGAGCGCATCGTGCAGACCGTGAACGCCACGATGGAGAACGTCGCTCGCATCCGCGAGGAGATGGCCGAGATTGCCAACATCGCGCGCCGCAACCAAGGTCAACTGAGCGAGGGCCTTGCCCAGCGCCTGAAAGAACTGCGCCGCGCCGCGACCGCCCAGATCGACGCGATCAAGGTCACGCTCGCCAAGGACAAGAATGCCCTCCGCGCCGCGTCCAAAGTCCTCTCCTCGACCGAGGGCGAGTTCGCCGCAGCGACGGCAGGCACGACGCAAAACGTCGGCTCTGTCGCGCGTGGAGCCATTGCCGACGAAGCAGGCCAGAGCCCGGCCAGCGCGATCAAGGTTGTCGAAGAACTCGCCACGCCCAGCACGGGCCGCAAGCTCGCGCGCGTTGCCGGTCAGGAGACTGCCGACCGCGCACAGGCCATCGGTCGTACGCAGTCGCGCGCCACGGCGAACTACTCGAAAGCTTCCGCCCGTACGAAGGATGACGGCGGCCTGCCGGAAGAACTCGCGACCGCAATCGAAGCCGGAGCGTCCCTCATGGGCCGCGCCGGACCCGGTTACGCAACCGCAGTCGGCAAGCGCGCCATCAAGGCGTTCCAGCATCTGGGCATCTCGAACAACGGCGCGAAAGCTATCGCGAGCGCTGTGCTCAATCGGGATGCGGCATATGTGTCGCGGCTCGTAAATCGCCTCGCGAAAACGGAACAACAACGCAAGGTAATTGTTGACGCCGTACGATCTTTCTTGCTAGGGCTTAACGTCGGAAATGTTACTTCAGCGAGATAACAAAATGAACTCGACTATTGACACCGGCGGGCAGGCTGCAATGTACGGCGGCGCGATGGCGACCGGCGTGTTCTGGGGCCTCAGTGTCTCCGACATCGCCGTGATCCTGTCTGCCTTCGTGGCCTTCCTCGGCTTCCTCGTCCACGCATGGGCGACGATCCGCAAGGACCGGCGCGAGCAAGAACAGCACAAGGCCGTGATGCTCTCGGGCATCGTCACGCACGCCCAACTCGACGCGGTTCAGGAAAGCGCTGACCGGATCGAAGCGAAGGTTGACGAGGCATAAGCCTTGCTGTATCCGTGGCAGACCATCGGCCATGTCCCACGGAGACACGCTTGACCACGAAGAAAGAACTCCAGAAAATCGCATCTGCCTACAACCGCTCCACCTCTGCGGAGGAAGCGGCGGCAGAACTCAACATGTCCCGCAGCACGTTCCGCTCGCGGCTCGTTGAGGCGAAGGCGGCGGGCATCAAGGTCCGCGACATCGTCCGTGGTGGCGCAGCGGCCCTGTCCGACGAAGACTGCCGGGCCGTCGTTGACGCACTGTCCGTGTACGGAACACAAGCCGCAGCGGCTGAAGCCCTCGGCATCTCACCCTCGACATTCCAGCACCGCATCAAGACCGCCTCGCAGCGCGGCATCAAGCCGAAGCTCGTCGGCTCCGACGACGCGCGCCAGCCCATCGTACGACCCTTCCCGGCGAAGGGAAAGGTGGCGCGCTACATCACCATGGCGGCCCAGAACAACACGCTGCTCCACGAGCCGACGTGGGCCGCTCTGCAAGTCATGGCGGAGTACGACAGCGCCGAAATGCTCATCTCGACCTTCACCTACAACAAGTCGAAGGACGGCTCCAGCAAGCGCGGCACAGGCCGGGCGAGCGACGACGACGCCGAGTGGTACGACGAGCGCATCGAGCCGTACGCGGCTGACGAGATGATCCAGCTTGGCAAGGGCCTCATCTGGAACGGTCACTTCAACAACTGGCCGACCGCGTCTGAGCCTCTGTCCGCGCTCCAGAACTACAACTACCGCAACTCGTCCATCTTCCCGCACGTACGGCAGCACATGGTCAGCATCGCGACCGCGCCGGGAGACGCCGCGAAGCTCCAGTACACGACAGGCGCGATCACCAAGCGCAACTACATCCAGCGGAAGGCCGGACAGAAGGCCGAGTTCGATCACATCTACGGCGCGCTCCTCGTTGAAGTCGATCACGAGGGCCGCTGGTTCGTACGACAACTCAACACGGACGGCGCTGGCCGCATCTACGACGTACGGCCCGAGGGCACGCTCATCTTCTCCGCCGAGGGCGTGACGAAGGCGAAGGGCTCGAACACCATCGTCTGGGGCGACATCCACGAAATCCACCTGACCCAGCAAATCCGCGACCTGTGCTGGGGCGCTGGAGGCATCCTCGACCAGATCAAGCCGCGCCGCCAAATCTTCCATGACCTCGCGGACTTTGAGTTCGGCCACCACAACCGCCGCGACCCCTACAAGATGTACGCCCTGAAGGTCGTGCAGCAGAAGTCGATCAAGGCGGAGTACGAGAGCACGAACCGCTTCCTGTGGATGGCCTCCCGCCCCGGCGTGGAGAACGTCGTGGTCAACTCGAACCATGACCGGCACTTCGAACGCTATCTGCGCGAGGTTGACTGGCGCTGGGACTTGGAGAATGCCGAGTTCGCCGGGACGGTCCATCTGGCCTACCTCCGCGCGCTCCGCGAGGGCGTGTCCTTCAACGCCATGAAGTGCGCGGTCGAAAGCTTCAACGGCCCCATCCCGAACACCCTCTGGCTGGAGCCCGGTCAGTCGTACGTCGTCTGCAAGAACGCTGGCGGCGGGATCGAGCTTGGCTTCCACGGCGACCTCGGTGCCGGTGGCGCTCGCGGCTCGCTGAAGAACCTGTCCCTGCTTGGCCGCAAGGTCGTCATCGGCCACGGCCACGGCGCGGGCATCCTCAACGGCGCGTGGCAGGTAGGCGTCATGGTGCTCGAACTCGAATACGCCATGGGCTCGCCGGGCAACTGGTCGATCAGCTTCTGCGTGATCCACGAGAACGGCAAGCGCCAGATGATTACGATATGGGACGGAAGGTGGCACGCCTAGTGCATTGACAGCGCCATGGAGGTATCAATGGCCCAAGACGATAACGCACGACTGGTCGCGAAGTTGGACGACATCCAGAACAACCCCGGCGACCGGGACTTCTGGAGCCAGACCTACACGGGCGAGGCGTTCTACTACAACGACGACAAGCTCGACGGCAATCTCTACGTGCTGGAAGACATCGCCCATCAGACGGCGACCATCTCCCGCTACGGCGGCGCGGCCATCTACCCCTATTGGGTGGCCCAGCATCAGACGGCCCTCGCCTACGCCATCTGGGAGGAGACGCATGATCCGGTGCTAGTGCTGGACGCGCTGTTCCACGACGGCGAGGAAGCCTACTACGGCGACATGCGGAGCCCGATCAAGGATCGCAACCCGGAGTTCCGCCGGATGAGCCGGGCCGCCAACGCGGCGATGCGGCGAAGCCTCCGTCGTCAGGGCATCCCGGTCCCGGAGAAAGAGACAGACATCGTTCGAGCGTACGACCGAAGGATCATCGCGAACGAGAAGGCCATCGTCATGCAGCCTGCCAAACAGGCGTGGTATGCCATGGAGGGCTTCGACCCGATCCCGAACCTGCCCGTACGGCTGTTCGATGAAATCTCGTGGCGTCAAGCCAAGCGAGAATGGCTCCAGTGTGTCGAGGCGTTCGCTGCGCTAGCCAGACAGGCCGAAGCCATCTAAACTTCCTCGTGGCGTGAGGCGTGACCCGCCTTGCGCGACTAGGCCGCTACGCTGGTGTGCCGGAGGGCTGAAGCTCACCAGTGACGATCCTAGGCCCTAATCAACCGAGAGGTGAACTATGAACAACGAAAACGCCAAAGACGCTCCCTACTACTACGGGGACGGCGATAGCGCTCGCCGGAAGCAGGTTCCGATTGCGACCGGCCTCCACGACTACTTCCCGAACGCCCTCGCGGCGGTCGCGGAGCATTCCTACTTCGCGAACGAGAAGCACAACCCCGGCCAGAAGCTGCACTGGTCGCGCTACAACTCGGCGGATCACGCCGACGCTGCCGCGCGCCACCTGCGCGAGCGTGGCGGCTACGACAACGAAGGCCGCCGTCACTCCGCCGGTCTGGCGTGGCGTGCGCTGGCCGTGCTTGAGGAGGAACTGATTGCCGAGGGCTACAGCCCCGGACGCGGCACCTCCAACGCTCCGCCGGTCAAGTCGTACGAAGGGGCCAAGGCCCAGACGCTCGACACGCCGGTTGACCGCATCCTCGGCGGCAGGCCGGAAGCTGGCTTCAAGTCGTTCAGCGACTTCGAAGAACAGGGCGACGTGAAAGCCGCCGTACGGAAGGCTCCGCTTTCCGAGAAGGACGTGCTGGCGGCGCTTCAGGCCGTTCTCGGCCCGGAAGCCACGATCATCACCGATCCGCGCGAATGGTATGCGCTGACCGGCGAGTGGCCCAAGGGCGTGGAGAAGTCTGGCGCGGACGAGAACTGGATCGCGGAGTTCGACTTCTACTCCGGCTCGCAGTTCGAGGTGACGCCCAAGGGCAAGGAAGCCCTCGGGATCAACCGGATCAAGCCTCGGAAGGCTGCTCCGGCGGCTCGTAAACCGGCGTCTCGTCGGAAGGCTCCGGCGGTGAAGGCGGTCCGAGCACCTGCTCGCAAACGCTAAGCCGCGACGGCTGACAGAGTGACTGAGGGAACCCCGGTGGCCGCAAGCTGCCGGGGTTTTCGCAATAGAAGGTGACGTTGTGCTCTACGATCTGGCAGGCCGTGCCGTACGTCAGACTGTCACTGGACGACAACAGGATCGGCGGATACATCCGTCGTACGGCGTCCTTGGTGACGAACTCGTCAGTCGCGGCGGAGCCAGCCGGGAATGGAGGTGTCACGCACGATGGCAGGCTCATCATGGCGAGTAGGAGCGCTGCGGGTATCAGCAGCTTCAGCAGACGCATCGGATTTGTCCTCTATGGCGGCTTTGGTCTTCTCGCCTGCAAGCTCATCCTGCAAGCGCTGTTCGGTCTTGCCCTGCCTCTTGGCCGCCCAGAGAACGGCCCCAGCGAAGATGGCGATGACGGCGGCTACAATGCCCCGTACGGCGGTGTCTGTCCAGTCCATTAGCGGATACCTTTCACGATCTTGGAGCCCGGCCCGCCAAGCTGGGTGAGTATCTGACGCCGGGCGCGCGGGTGGAAGCTGATGTGCATGACGCCCCGATCCTGCTCCAGAATGAACTGGTCGAAGGGTATCTGGATGGTCGGATGGCCGACGAGGGCCGTCGCCAGTTCCCGAGCGGCGAAGCGGATGGGCCACTTCTTGAAGTAGAAGTCGCAGGCGTGCCCGAGGGCGTGGTCGCTGTCCGGCACTCCGCCGACGAGGCGGTTCACCTCCGGGTTGCGATAGCCCGACGTGATGATGATGGGGCCGTGGCCGAGTTCGCGCACCTGCTCCATGAAGCCCATCGTACGGCGGAGGTTGGCCTCGTGCTCAGGCGTCGGGTGGTTGGCGATCTTTAGCCGTACGGCGGTGTCCGAGTGCAGGAACTCGGCCATGCGGAAGTGCTTGGTGGAAAACAAAGGGGGCCTCCCCGTTAAGGAAGGCCCCAAGTTACTCGCGGTGGAGCGAGAGGTCAAGCCGCTTTGAAGGCGGCGATGAACTGGCGCATCGCGTGGGCGACTGCGTCTGGCGTACCGTGGAAGTGAAGGTCCACAGTGGCCTGTTGGCCTTGGGCCGCTGTCTCCGCCGCAGGGGCGAAGCGGTTCGGGTCTTCCTGCGGAGCCGCCGGGGCGGATGCAGGAGCCGGAGCCGAGGAGCGACGGCGGGCCGCAGGCTTGGAAGCAGGCGGGGCCGCTGCGGGGGCAGGCGGCGTGTTGGGATCGCCGTCAGCGTCCGACTGGATCGCCATGCCCATGGCCTCGTTCATGTGAGCGAGCGCCGCGTCAGCAACGTTCGTCTCGGGCGCTTCCTCCTCCTGCTCGACAGGCGGAACGTACGACCCAGCGCCTTGCAGCTTGGATTGGATCGCACCGGCCTGCGGGCTGGCAGGTTGCGCCGCCGCTGCGCCGGTCTGACCGCCCCAGCCCTTCGGCACGACGCGCGGGGCGGCGGCTGCGGGTTGTTGCGGCTGCGGAGCCGGACGTTGCGGGGCAGGTTGTTGCGGAGGAGGCGGCGCGTTGGCGGCTCCCTGCGCGGGTAGGCGTCGGATTGTCATATCATCCTCCGTGTTGCCCGGTTCCGCCGGGCGCGGCTCAGTTGGCTCACCATGAAGCACTCGTCGCATACCTTGCAACAGTCGTACCTGCGTGGTGTCCTTTTCTTCTAGCGCTTCGAACACCAGTTCGTCAAGGCTGTTCTGGACGATCAGGCGGTGAACGATGACCGTCTCAGCGGTGCTGCCCTTGCGGCGGAGCCTCCCGATAAGCTGGTCGTACAGTTCGAGGTTGAAGTCAGCGGAGAACCAGCATAGGTGGCCCGCGCCGCCCTCTTGGAAGTTGAGCCCGTGCCCGGCGCTCTGCGGCTGCATGAGCACGACAGGGTGCTTGTTCTGGTTCCACTCCGTCTGGATGCGAAGCGCCTCGGCCTCGCTGACGCCTGCCCCGATATAGGGCACGTCCCAGCCGAACTCTTTCTTCAGTCTCTCTTTGATACGGATGAGGTCGTGGCCGTATTGATACGCCACCAGCAGAGGTTGCCCGTTCAACTGCTCGATCAGTTCCACCAGCGCGTCGAGCTTGTCGTCGTGGATGACGACCCACTCCTTCGCCGTACGACTGGCAAGCTCTTGGCCGCTCAGGTACACAGCGCCGTTCGCCATCTGCTTCAGCTTCTGGTACACAGCCGCTGCGTTGGCCGCTGTCACCATGCCGCCGGGGACGTTCAGCAGCATCTCTTTCCGCATCGTGTCGCACGCTTTGCGGGCCGGGCCGCTCAGGGCCACGGGGATGTCATTGTTCCTGATGCCGGGGCGGTCGTTGTACTCCAGCCGGAAGATGATGTCCTTGATGCGTTCCTTGATCCGCGCCTCTGCGCCGCGCTGGAGCACGTAGTCATAGCCGTTCCAGTCCGGCTCGAAATAGGTGTCCCGGTAGTGCGTGAAGTAGCTGCCGAGGCTCGCGCCGCCGTCGATCCACAGGAACTGGCCGAACAGGTCGAGGTAGCCGTTGGGCGCTGGCGTGCCGGTCAGGCCCCACTTCCGGGCCGTCCTCATGGTCGCCTTGCGGAGCGCCTTAAATCGTACGCCGGAGTGTTTCTTGAGCTTGGTCAGTTCGTCCGCGATGATGGTGTCGAACGGGAGGCCGCCCTTGCCCTTGTACTTGTCGCAGAGCCACGGAAGGCCCTCGTAGTTCACGAGGAAGATGTCTACCCCGCCGAGGCCGGGCAGGAGCCGAAGCCCCTCCTCAAGCATCTTGTCTTTCTTGGGGCCGTGCAGGAACTCGACGCGGAGGTGTTTCGTGTGCTCCCACTTCGCGGCTTCCTGCCGCCACACAAGCTGGCAGATGCGGACGCTCGCCATGACCAAGGCGCGCTTCGCCATGCCCATCTTCTGGAGGGCTGCGAAGGCCGTGAGAGAGATTGAGGTCTTGCCTGCGCCCACGTCGGCCCAGAGAACAGCCGATCCATTACGGATGAGGTGTTCGACTGCTAAGCCCTGCCCCTCCGAAGGTATCCAGACGTTCTTTGAGGCTTGCAATCGCCGCGTCTGACTGGTCGTGGAAGTCCACGTCATGTCCTGCGTCTTTCAACAGTCGTACGATGTATTTCTGCCGCTCCGTGATCTTGGGGCTGACAGGGCGCTTGAACTCAACGTAGTATGCATGTCCTGAGCCAAAATAGAAGCGGTCATCGGGCCAGCCGGTCGCCGCGCCCTTGCCCTTGTGGTTGCGCTCGTGGAGGATGCCGTTGGCCTTCGCCCAGCGTACGGCGGGATCACGGACGTAGTCCTCGGTCTGCTCCGCTAGGGGCTTCAGCCGACGCGACACGGTCCACCGGCGTTCTGGCTGGAGAACGGACACCAGCGGCACTTGCTGTTCTTGCGCGGCGCAAACTGGCGATCCGCGAACATGGGCTCCGTGCGCTGCTTCCACTTCGTCTTCAGGGCTGGGAGGTCTTGACGTACGATGAACGGGAGGTCGGTCTTGCCGGTGCCAGACTTCACCTCCTCGCCGCTGTCCAGATACCACAGGCGCGTCTCGACGGTGTGAACGTCCGGGAAGCGGAGGAGTGCGGACATGCCGAACTGCTCCACCTGCTCGCGGTTGGTGTCGTATTTCTTGCCCGTCTTGTGGTCGATGAGCGTCATGTGCCCGTCGCCGTGGTTGAGGCCCAAGTCCACGATGTTGCGGACCCACGCGGCCTTCGGCGGCTTGGCGAACCAGCCGGTCACGTCCCACTTGTCGGTGAAGGCCCATTGCTGCTCGGTGAACACGCCGACAGGGTCAGAGCGGATCAGCTTGAACAGGGCGCTGAAGCTGGCAATCTCGGTCGGGACCATGTCGGTCCATCCGGCTCCAGCGTACGGCCCCTCGCCGTTGACGTACTGCTCCGCGATCTTGTGGACCTTGTTGCCCCGTACGAAGGCTTCGTTCTCCGCCTCGGGTATCTTGATGATGTACTTGTAGGCGAAGCGCGCCGGGCACGTCTCATAGTCAGCCAGCCGGGAATAGCTCCAAGCGTCTGGGAGCTTGAGAGGCTTGCCGTCGTACGTCGCGCTGTAGCCGAGGATCGAGAGGGTCAATTGAGTGCTCCAATGACCGCTTTCGAGGCCGCTTTGATGAAGGCGTCGGCGTGCTGCCGGACCTTGAATTTCGCGAGCGCGCCCTTGTAGGGGTCAGGCTCTCCCACATAGACGCTGTGCCATGTGAAGTCGATGTGGTCGCCCATACCGCAATGCTCGCTCTCGACTTCCTTGCGGAGCGTGAACTCACCGAACACTTCGTCGTTAGACATTCGCATCTGGGGGCCTCCGGGCCTTGTCACGGCGTTTCGCGTTCACCTTGGGCGTGACCATCTCCAAGTGCGAAGGTCGGCAACATAGCCTCTGACGGCACTTGTGGTCAACCTGTTTCTTGCCGGGCAGGAAGCCGTACGCCACACAGAACATGACGAGGTGGACGGCGACCGTCTGCCCGAACAACGCCATGCGACCGTAGAAGCCGCCCCGGCCCTTGCCGCTCGTCGGCCCCTGCCAGAGCCAGCACGGCGTTTCGAAGCCGGTGTGGGCCACGATGATCCGCCGTACGACCTTGTCCCACTGAGACTGTCTCGGGCCTTCGTCGCGAGGCCGCTCGTCTATGCCGCCGCCAGCCATGCCTCGAACACCTCCCGCTCGGGCCGCGTCTCGCCCTTTTTCATGCCGACCACGTCGCCCCAAGAGAAGCCCCACTTACCGGCGCTCAGCATGGGCACAGAGATACGCTGCTTCTCCATCTGTTCCTTCAACACCTGCATTTGCTGTGCCGCAATCTCGATAGGGGCCGAGATGTTGATTTCGTCGTAGACGGTGACGAGGAAGCGCGTGCGCGGATCGCGGCGCGGATCGTTCCACCAGTCGATGATGGCCTGCTTAGTCAGGTCCGCTGCGGAGCCTTGCACGAGGTAGTTCAGGAGCTTGTAGACGTAGTCCTTCCAGCGCCCGGTGTCTTCGTCGTACGTCTTGGGCTCGGGATGGTACTGGCGACCGCCCCATGTGATGATCGGGATGCCGCGACCGACGAGGCGCTTAATCTCCTCGTTCAAAATCTTCATGCCCGGCAGAGCCTTCGCGTGGACCGCCTTGAACTCTTTCGCCGTCTTGTGATCGCAGCCCAGCGCGATGGCGAGGCCGGACACGCCGGAGCCGTAGATGGTGCGGAAGTTGATGATCTTGACCTTCGTACGGTCGAGCTTCGTGTCAGGGCTCAGCCGCTGGATGTCCTCCATGACCAGCGTGTGAACGTCTAGGCTGGGGTTCTCGTGGTAGGCAGCGTGAAGCTTGCCGCTCTCAAAGTGACCGAAAACCCTCAGTTCTTGTCCGTCGAAGTCACGATGCAGGAAGACGTGACCCGGATCGGGCAGGATATACTTCCTGACGAGAGGGAGCTTTGGAACGCCCAGAAAATCTGGGTGAACGTAGCCGTCTGGCCGTCCTTCGAAGTCCTTGCTGATGTTGAGGAAGTTCGGGTTCGTCGTGCTGGGCCGCCCCGTCCGCGTTCCGCCATCGCCGCCTCGTGTCTGGTTCCAGTTGGTCGAGATACGTCCGTCCGGGCGGCGCTTCGCCTGCGCCAGCCACGGCTTCATAAACATTTCGAGGCACGTCTTCAGCCGGTTCCGGTAGCCGAGGGCTTGGAACAGGCGCTCGTCTTTGAAGTTGGCGGGCAGGAGGTTGACCTTGCTGACGCTCAGCTTCCCGTTCTTGCCGATCACCACGTCGCCTTGCAGCGAGTTGGTTCGTACGAGGGCGTCACCCACGTCGCCGTCTGCGTCGAAGTTCAGGCCGGGCGTGTTGAGCGTCGTACGAAGCCACGCCTCCACCTGCTCGAACGCCTCCTGATAGGTGACGAGGTCTTCCTCCAGACCCTGTATGTCAACGTCGATGCCGCCGCGCTCGTTCTCCATCAGGATGGGCAGCAGTTGACGTTCCCGGTCGTACGCCGGACCCATGCCGCGTTCGAGGATCGAGGGGAGGAGGTGGTTGAAGATGCCCTCCGTACGGTCCACGTCGCCTATGGCGTAGGGCGCGAGGATGTCGCCGGGCACGAGCCAGAAGAACTCGCCAACGCTGGACACCTTGCCGTTGCTGCGGCTCAGGCGGCGTCCCGTCTTGGCATAGACCATGGCGCGGTTTTCCCACAGCCACTCGCCCACGGCGTCACGTTCCTCGGCGGGCCAGTTGAGCTTGTCGGCGGCCAGTTCCTTCAGCCCCATGCGCCGCGCGTGCGGGTTGTCGAGGTAGGCTAGGAACATGGTGTCGTGGAAGCGGTTCCACGGGAGCACCGGCAGGCCGAAGTGATGATACGCCACGCTCATGTCGTACTTGGCGTTGTGGAACAGCACCGGGAACGGGCTGGCCCATATCGTCTTCAGGACGCGCTCGGCGTCCTCGCGTGTGGTGTTGTTGCCGCTCGGGTGTCCCCAGCGCAGGTAGACCGTACGACCGCCGGGCAGCTTGAACGAGAAGCCGGTCGGCTCCGGCGGCTTCCACGCAACGTCTTCAGTGATCGGGTGTGTTTCGAAGTCGAGAACGACACAGTTCGGCGGGATCATCAGCCCACTCCCATCAGGCCCACCATGCCGGTAGGCGTCTCCTGCTCAGCCTCTACCACGAATGCAGGGTAAGGGCCAGCGAAGTCGAAGGCCCATTGGAAGGCCGCTTCGTACGTCTGACGGGAGATGAGAATGTGGTGCGTAGTCGCGAGGATCGCGTCGGCGCTCTCAAGGCGCTCCTGCATCTCGGGCTCGATCAGGTCGAAGTTGCGCGCGACGTACTTCGCCAGCGCGTCATTGTCAGCGTCCGAGATGGCGGAGTAGTCGCACTTGTAGTACATGAAGGCCGCCATGGACAGGGTCCGGGCAGCGAGAGATGGCGACATCTGGCCGAGGTTCATCGTACGCTCCAAATCACGACGGCGGGGTTCCCATGGTCTGGGCCGCAAAGCCCTCGCCGGTATCAGCCCCGCCGTCTCCCAGCCCGCAGTTACGGTTTGCGCCGTACGTTGCAACACCTCCGGGCCGTGCTCAGTTGCCCGCCATTCCAAGGCCCGTACCCGGTTTTGGGGTCTTGGGCTCCATGTTCAGGCGGGCGTCTCGTCAGCCGAACGGCGACCGTGGAGCGCCGCCGCCACGGCGGGGACCGTCCATGCCCAGCGCGCCCTTCAGCATCGCCGTCACGAAGCGCTCCAGCGTGTATTCGGTCATGGTCTTGCCCTTGGCCTTGCCCATGGTTTCCATCGCCTCGTAGATGGAGAGGACCAAGACGCCGTGGCCGAGGCCAGCGTGCATCATGTCTTCCTCCGTCTGCGGCTCGTTCGTGAGGTAGAGCGTGCCGGGCTTCAGATGGCTGAAACGGCAGCGCCCTTCACGCGGGCCGTCCTCGCGGTCCTTGGGCAGCGTGTAGCCGTCCTCGACGCGGTCGCTCTCGTAGAACTTCACGAGGAGGTCGATCAGAAGCGTCTTGCCGGAACCAGCCGGGCCGTGGATGAGCACCGGCGGCGAGGGCTGCTTCGGCTCTTTGGCGGCTTCGGTCTTTTTCGTGTCGGTAGTCATAGCGTGTGTCCTCCGGGACAGTTCGTTGATGATGTAGTCAGGTATGCAACTGGTGTGCCACCTATTCCCGTTCGCGCAGCGCCTCGACGTAGAGGTCGCGAAGCTGCTCGGCTTCCGTACGACCGGCCTCGTCCTTGAGGAACGCCATGGCCTGCCGCAGCGCCGTCGCGTCGAACCCGGCGGCCTTGGCCTCCGCGTAGAACTGCTTGCGCTCCTCGGCCACTTCCTTCGTACGTTCATCGCAGTAGATGATGTTCGAGGCGATGGTCTTGAGCTTCAGCTTCGCCTCGGCGGGCAGGCCGTACGACGAATGCTCGACGGCTGGCGGCGGCTCGTTGGCCGGATAGCCCGGCTCGTGGATGCCCTCGTCAGTGACGGTGCGGTTCTGTTCTTCGATGCGACGGATCGCCATATCAGCCCTCTTGCTCTGGCGCTGCAACTTCATGGAGCAAGGCGAGCGCGAACTCCTCGATCCGGGTGTGGAAGTATCCCACGAACTTGATGTACTCGTCCGGGTCCGTGTCTTCGCCGCCGAGGCCCAGCATACCGGCCACAGCCCCAGCGAGTAGGGCGGAGGCGGCGGAAGCCACTTCAGCGTCAGTCACGTCTTGCGCGGTCGCAGTCTCGATCAGCGCGTTGGCGAGGGCCTTCTCTTTGTCCGAGAGGCCGGGTTGAACTTCGTCTGCCATAGGTTCCTCCGTACGGCGGTTAGCGGCGCTTCACTCGGCCCGCGCCACGTTTGGGGCCTCCGTCTTCAGAAGGCGGGGTGTAGGCTTTCGCCATGGTCGGCCCGATCTGCTCGTGACGGGCTTGGATGGTGTCGAACAGTTCGTCCGGCAGCGGCTCGACCATTTCGAAGTTGATGTGGAACTGGTCATCGCCATCGGGGGTGATGAAGATGCGCGTGATGACGCCGTACGGCGGGCGGCCCGTGGTGTCCGCGATTTTCTTCACGTACTTCGACCAGTTCTTGACCGACGTGACCGACAGCTTCAGCGTCACCTGATCCGCCGAGGCATAGTGCTCCGGCGTGTCGTAGATGTCGAGCGTACGGCCATTGGCGTCCTCGCCGTAGACACCGGCGGGCAGAAGGGCGAGGCGGCGGCGGTTCTGGCAGGCTTTGCCAGCGCCCTGTGCAGCGGAGCCCCACTTGTTCCAGTCACACTTGCCGCAGGTTTCCGCCTGCGGAACGAAGTAGTCCGGGTGCTTCTGCATCGTCTCGTGCGGGATCATCTCGTCGTCGCTGCGCCCGAAAGCGTAGCACTTCGGAGCGTTCTGCTCGTCCGGGTTGTAGCGGCCCTCGTAGAAGGTGTTCTCGCGGATGGCGTCAGCGATCACGACACAAATCTCGGTGCCGAGTTCGTCATCGCCCACGCGGAAGACGCCGCCCTTGGTGGACAGGTAGGAGGAGGATACCTCGGGCTCGCGCTCAAGGAACTCTGCGGCGGCCTGACGCCAGCGTTCGTCGTTGAGGGCGACGGCTGTGCCGGGCTGGCCCGTACGGTTGATGAGGTTCGTGCTCATGTGGTCCTCCTAGACCTTGGTAACTGAAACGTCGGGAACGAGAACGGTTTCGATGCCATCCGGCGTCTGGTCCGCGTCCACCATTTCCATGATGGCTTTATCAGACAGCCGCTTCTGGAGCAAGTCAAATCTGCCCGTCTCTTGGATGTAGCCGTGGAACACGGTCCAATCCGTGACCTTGGGCGTCTCTTTGTCCTTGATCTGGACGCGGTACAGCTTCCCTGCCGCTCCGGTGTCCTTGCCCTCGTCCCGGCTCTTTTCGAGGTTCTTAATCATGTGCTGGCGGAGTTCGCTCTCGCGCTCCTGCACGGGCTCCACGATCTTTTCCATCGCCAGCCGAAACTGACGGGTCTGGGCGTATTCGTCGGCCACGGCCCCCATGTTCGCGGGGATCGGTGCGCCGGGCTGGTTCGGGCGAAACTGTGTCATGTTGGCTCTCCTATTTGCCTCCGTGCTTCACTTGCAGCTTCTGTGCCCGAGGGTCGGAAGACGCCAAACGAAGCTGGCCGTACGTCGGCCACTCACGGGCCATCCGGTCGAAGTCGTCTTGGCCCATGGGAGCGTCATAGTCCTCAAACGCCGCGACCACAAGGAATTGTTGGCGCGAGCCCCGGTACATGAAGCCCTCGGGATGGTCCTTGTTCAACAGGTAGGGAATTTGCACGCTGCGAAGCTCCCGGCTGATCTTGCCGGGCACGTTGCCGTTGAAGCCCTTGCCGACATAGCCCAGCATGGACGCAATCTCCGGCAGCATGGTCGCCAACTCCTCCGGCGTATAGTAGGGCCGGATGGGCCAGTTCATAATGCTGTGCGCGATTTCGCGCGCTCGGGCGGCCCGTTCTTGGTTCGGGCTCGTTTCGTTCTCGGACGCCCACAGTTGCATCTTGTCGAGCGTTGCCATGATGAAGCCGTCGCCGCGCGCTTCCTTCATCGCCATGCCGATGCGCTGGATCGGGCTGCGGCTCTCGGCAGCGGCCATGCGCTTCTCTGCGGTCATTGGTGCCACCGGCGGCGGTCGCCAGCCCTTCAGGTCGTACGTCTGAAGGAAGTGTCGGAGGTGCTTCACGCCGCCCTTGCGGACCCAAGCCCCGACGCGGTCATAGAATGCCGGTCCCTCGGGATGCTTGGCCGGGGCAGACACGACGAAGTTGCGGCGGTCGCCTTCCTCGTGGTGTCCCACTTCGGGATGGTTCGATGTCAGGATCACTAGCGAGCGGTTGTCCACCTGCCGCCCCTTGCGGTAGAGGTCGCGAAGCTGGTTCCGTTCGTCTGCGATGTATTTCTTGAGGGCGGAGGAGCCCGCCTTGCTGGAGACGTGCTCGGGCTCGGCCTCGTCAATCACTACACAGAGGCTCGTTTCCATCCACGGGTTGAACTCGGACACCAGCGCCGACGAGGGGATCGAGACGCCGTACGTCCCAAACACGTCCCGTACGATAGATGCCCAGAGCGACTTGCCGGAGCCCTGCTTGCCGACGCCCAGAAGGGTGATCGCGATACGCGGAAGCTCCGCCGGGTTCTGGACCTTCCACGCCAGCAGGTTGAGCGCGAGCGGGCGGTCCTGTTCCGGCAGGTTGGAGAACAGGTAGTCGTGCAGCGCCATGAAGGGGGCCACGTCGCCGGGCTCACTCTCGGGCAGACCTTCCCACAGGTTCAGGCTCTTGCCGCCGTCTGCGCGGTCCAACGTACGTTCCATGGTCGCCGGGTCGAACGTCGTGTCCCGGTAGAGGCGGTGCTTCTCGTGGACCAGCCATTCGCTGGCAAGCTGGATGCGCTTGACCTTGTTGCCCTGTAGCCCGGCCTGCGCCACGAAGCGCGTCGAGTATTCGGAGCCGTTCAGGAAGGTCGCCTTGTCGAGATAGGCGCGCGTCTTGAAGTCATAGATCACGCCGTCGTGTTCGATGAAGGCCACGTCGCTGTTCAGGTTCAGCACTTCGGCGTCCATCTTGCGGAGGTCCGGCGCTTCCAGCACCAGCTTCTCGAACGCCTCGACGCCGTACGTCACAAGGTAGTCGTCAAGGCCCTGCTTGGTCGGCTTGCCGTCGTCGCCCTTCGGCCCGTTCGGGATCACGACCAGCTTCACAATTGCGCCGCGCTTCAGGCTCAGTTCGGAGGCGAGGCGGTCGCACGCGATGCGAACGTCGGGGTTGGTAGCATAGTCACTGTCGTACACGATGTAGACCGTACGACCGGCCCACGGGATCGAGGCCAGCACCGGCAGGAACTCGTTGGCAGCGCCCTTGTCCTTGAAGTTGTAGACGCCGCCCAGCCCGATGACGGGGAATAGCTGCGCCGCTCCGGCAGCGGCTTTCTTCTCGCCCTCGGTGAAGTAGATGGGCTGGTCCGTGCTCTCGAAAATGTCGGGCCAGTTCAACAGCGGGCTGAAATACGCCTGCACGCCGGATTGCTTCGGCTGGTCATAGCGCTGCGGTTTCTTGTCCTTCGGAGCCGGAGGCAAGCGGAGGTAGCGCACACGCGCGAACTGCTCGGGCTGGCCCTTTCGTACGAACGTCATGGGCAGCACGCCCTGACTATCCGCCTCGGTCGGGTGGAAGTACGGGATCACGAGCGCCGGGAGGGCTCGGAACTCGGGGAAGATTGTCTGCGCGTTCTCGACATAGAACATGCCGGATGCCTCGGCGTCCTCTTTCGAGATGCCCGAACGCGCAAGGTCAATGAGGGCTTTTTCGTCCATGGGCGCTCCGGTGCCTCGCGAGGGTCCGTTCTACAGACCGTCTCGCAGCCTGTCAACCGGCATACGGAAGCTCAGGGTCATCTTCGGGATTTCGAACGTGACGGTAGCACTGTCGTCCATCACCTCGCCTCGGTAGTAAAGCCGGGAATGTGCCTGCACTATCTCGATCAGCGACGTACGAAGCACCTCCCAATCCTCTTTGGTGAGGCCGAACCCCTCGGTTGCCACGAGCGCCTTCAGAAGCTCTTTGTCGAGCCCGCGCTTAATCATCTGCTTGAACGTTTGTGCTTCGGCGCTCATGGCTTCTGGAACCTGCCTTTCATGCAGTCGTACGTCGATCTGGACGCGGTCGGTGCGGGTGGTGTGTCTGGGCTCATCGACAGGGAACCTAATATGCCTCGCCATTTCGCCGTGCGTCATGCTACGCATCAGGCTGGCTAGCATGTTGTCCATGTACTCGCTGCTTGCCCGCAACCGCTCCTCGGATATGGAAGCGGGCTTGGCGGGCTTCACAGGAGGCGCAGGAGGGCTCATCGCTGCGTTGAGGGCGTCGATCCGGTTGAGGGCTACTTCCTCCAGCGCGGCCTCTACAGGCGCATTGGCGGGGCTTGTGAGGGCCGCGACTTCCTCGGTCCTGATCGCCTCGTCCATGAGCACGTCGTCAACGCGCACATAGTCGCCGGGCCGGATGGACACTTCGTCGCCATAGCCGGACAGGGTGAACGTCGGCGGGCGGCGCACGCGGATACGCGGCTCGCCTTCCACGGGCATGACGTTAATGTGGCCCTCCAGAAAGCGCTGCATCGCCTGATGGTATTCCGCCGCCTCAAGACGGGATCGTGAAGCCACGCTTGCCTCCGCCGGGGGTCGCGCGCTTGATCGTTGCGCTCGCGGTGTCTTTCGCTTTCCCATTGCATCCTCGTGGACAGGGGATGGGCTTGAACTTCGTGCCCTTCACCGTGCCTTTACCTTTGCAGACTGGACATGCAGGTTTCACGCCGTTCGTGTGGTCGAGCAGGACGTTCTTCGCTTCCTTCAGACGTACGACCATGGTTCCTGTGCCGCCCTGATCCGGGTGGTCCAGCTTCACCATGAGCGCAAACGTCTCGCGTATCTCCGCCTGCATACCGGCGTCGATGTTCCGCAAGCCTAGGCCGGGAAACAGTATCTCCGCCGCTTCTGCCGGTGTCACGGCCAGACCTTCCGGCGCAGTTGACGGGCCACGCTCTCGTCGTTGTCCCATGCGTGCTTGGCCGCAAGCTGGGCGAGGGCGAGCGACGGGAAGAACTCGTCCTGCCCCTTCGCCTTCGTGACCGTCTTCCACCACCAGTCTTCGCCGCCGTACGAACGCCACTCCGCCATATAGCGGGTGACGCCGTCGAGCACGGTTTCGCTGACACGGACCTTGCCGTGCCAGAACTTCGGGTGTTTCCTGTCAAGTATCATGTCATCCTCCGATGCACCACGCCCCGATCAGGAGCGCCTTAAATACGACCGGCGGCGAGACGAGCCATGCGAGCGATGCCCGCAGCCGATTGCGCCCGTACGGCAGAACGATAGCGTGCGTCCGCCTTTGCACGGGCTTCCTGCCCCGCTTCGCTGTCGCGATAAGCACGCCGCCGCGTTGTCTGTTTCTCATCGCCTTTCCTCTGCCAGTAGTTGAAGCGGTTGGGGCCAGCGCCGTGACGGAAGCTGCACAGCTTCTCCGCGTCCTCCAGCGACACGCCGCAGGCGAGCGCCAGCTTGGACAGGAAGTGCGGCCATGCCTTGCGGTCGGCGGGCTTCACGAACGTCGCCGGGTGCGGAACGCGCTGGGCGAGGTCTTTGTCGGGCGGGTTCAGGTAGCGCTCGCGGCGCTGCTCCATCCGGGCCTTGTGACGTACGGCGCGGCGCTCGTAGAAGCTCAGGCCGTCGATGATGGTCTTCGCGATGTTCATTCGTCGTTCTCCGGTTCAGCCGGGGGCTCCGGCATATTGTGCAGTTCCACGTTGGCGTCGATGGCGTCAAGCAGTTTCTGGACCACTTCGCGGTGCGCCGCCATCTGCTCGGGCTTGTCGTCGTAGCGGAAGTGAAGGTCTTTCACGACCTTGAGCGCCGCGCTCAGCCTGTAGCCGCCGCGCATGATCGCGTGCTCGCGCCGCAGCTTCAGACGTACGGCGTCATTCAGGCCGGGGCCGGTGTAGAGGGCGTAGTAGGTGTTCGAGTAGGTGGACTGCCCCATGGCGTCCCAATCCTTGCTCGTGTAGCGCGAGGGCTTGAAGCGCAGTTGGAGCGTACGGCCCTGATAGGGGTAGTCCACCACGACTTGCAGCGTGGCTGTGACCTTGCTGACCTTGCCCTTGTAGAGCGCCTTCGTCTCACCATAGCGCCGCTCGGTGATCCACGCCTCATCGCCCACCTTGGGGCTGTATGCCTCGGTAGTCATCGCACTTCCTCCCTTGGCCGCCACATGGGGCCGTAAATGTAGTCACACGTCTCGTTCAGCTTCGCGAGGGCCGCGCCCATCGTCGCCCAGCGGGTCACGATTACCTCGCCGCCCGGTGCCGTCACGCCGAACCCTACTACTGTGCCGTCCGGCTCGCGGATCGTCTTGATCCGATGGGCAGACGGTCGTACGTCCCGCATCGGCTCGCCGGGCTTGTAGATGGCAACCTCGTGCTGTCGCATTGGCTAGTCTTCCTTCGTCGCGAACAGAATGACACATACTAACGCTACCATGAACAACATGCAGGTTTCAGGCCATCTTGGCGTTGGGGTGACGCTCTTTCAGTCGGGTCTTGGCTTCCTTGCGATCCTTGGCCCACACGAAGCCGCTGATCGTCCCATTCGTGGACAGGTAGCCGTACAGGTCGTTCCCATGCGGGCGGGGCGCTGGTCCCCAATAAGCACCGCCGGGATCGTACCCCTCGGGCGTCAGCTTGATCTTCCTGATCCAGAACGGGCCGGGCGCACTGACCAGTGAAGCGCCGAACGTACGGCGGCCATGGGTCGCGCCAGAGCCAAAGCCCGCTGGCGGGCAGAGCTTGTCAACAATCACGTCCATCGTACGCTACTCCAGATAGGCCAAGGGGTGGCGGGCCGCGCGCTCGGCAACGTCCATAGCTCGGGCCGCTTCAGTCGGGGCGATCCAGACGTTAACCTGTGCCGCCTGTGTGCTCCATGACGTGGCGACAACCTCGCTCGGGTCTGCGCCGCGCCGGATGTTCTTGCGCTCGAATTTCTTCTGCCATGAGAAGCGGACACGGACCACGGCCACGCCGTCAGCCCGGCGAGACATCGCCACTCGTGCCGTATTGGTGCGCTCGCGCAGATCGGCCTCGGTGAGTTCGATGGGCATAGCTTCCATGCCCTCGTATAGCTGCCATGCGTTCTCGGAGACATACTTCCAGACACTGTCCATGCCCGCTAGGCCGTACGTCCATGGCCCGGCTGCGAGGTAGTCCCCGCTCTCGGGATGCACCGCCGCTATGCGGACGCCGTATTGCGTCGTACGTCCGTCAGGCTTGTCGAGCCCGTCCTTGATGGCGTCGGCCTTGTAGTTCCCGTTAATCACGGCGAGCGCGGCGCTCAGAAGGGGCTGTGTGACGCTGGCCTCGCTATTGTCGAGCGCCCAATCCATCACAAGCTTCGCGGCCTCTTTGACCTCGGGAGGCCAGCGCACGACATCGCTAGTCTTAAATCGGCCCATGTGTGCCTCCTAGACCACGTTCCTAGCACGCTCGTCGCGCTCGCGCAACTCGGCCATGAGCCTGCGGTGCAAGCCTTGGTCCGCGTCGTCGGGCTCGGGCTTGACCGGGTCAACCCGCATCTTCGACAGTTCCTTGTGTCGTACGGCGTCGAACTGCGCGGGCATGTGCAGATGCCGCCACATGCGCGCCGCTATCTCGGGATTGAACAGGCCGCGCCAGTGCGCCACCATCACGCCGGGCCGCTCCAGACGCAGCAGGCGCTGCTCAGCATCGGGCAGGAGCCAGTTAGAGCCCTCCTGATAGCGCTGGTAGATGCTCAGCCGTATCTCGTGCAGGGGCCGGTGAAGGATCAGGATGGGACACGTCTGCGCCGCCACGAACTCGGGCCAGTCGTAGATGCCCGTGCAGCTTACCGCGTCGTACGTCTTGTTCCAGTCGGAATAGTGGGTGTGGTACAGGGGATCATGCACCATCGTCTCGCCGGGCACGCTGAAGAAGTTGGCCGCCCATGTTGTGCCAGACCGGGGCAGAGCTATGACCATGCGCTTAAGCATTCCTGACACCTCGGCACCCTTTCAGCTTCACGCCGTCATCGTCGCCCGCATTGGTGAAGTAGCCGACGCCGTGCCGGATCAGGTTGCGAACCTCGCGCCGCCCGTCTGACGCCGACATGTCGCGCGGGATGCTGACGCGCACAAGGATAGAGATTGTCTTGCGCTTGCTCATCGCTCGCTCTCCGGCAGGCCATCGCACGCCTTGAAGATGTCCACGGCGTTCTCGCCCTTGAGCTTCATAATGGCGCTCAGGCGCGGGTAGCCGGACGCAGCGTCGGGCGTTGTGTTATAGTAGCCGTATTGCAGTCGGTAGTAAGACGCCTTCGCGCCTTTGTAAACGAACCCGACCGGCTTGGTTTTTGTCTGTGTCATGGTGTGATCCTCGCAAATGTTGTGCCGCGCGCCTAGGGTAAGGAGACAACCCCTATCGCGCGGCTGCTAGCTGTTGTTAAGGACACCTGCTAGCTGGTCCCGCCTACCGCCCATGTCGTACGGCAGGCTTAGCCGCCTCGGGCTATTGGCGCAGGAAGTCCACGAATTGCGTGGAGCCGCCTAGGATGGGTTCAACGTCCAGCCAGCCCTTGCCGTCCGCAAGCGTGTAGCATGGGCCGTCGCAGTCCTCGCCGGGATGGGCCACGCCATGCTCGTGCAGCTTCTGGGCTTGGAGCTTGGTGATCGTGATGCGCTCGTCCGGGTGGATCGTGCATTGCAGTCGTACGGCGTCCATGGCGTCCATGGCGCGGGTGAAGGCGTCAGACATTGGCTTGCGCTCCGGTAAGGTCGAGGGCGTGAAAGCCGCCCATCTCGACGGCTGCATGGGGGTTGACCAGATAGGCGAGGTCGAAGGCCATTTGCTCGCGCGGGAACACGCCCCAGCGCTCTTTGTATTCCGTCTGGCCGACAACCTCCGCATAGAGCATTTGCGCCCATCGCATCGACGTTGCATCGACGCCGTAGACCTTCATCATGTCCGTAAGCTGATGCTCATAGGCCGCGCGCTCGCCCTCCGGGGTGAACGGTAGCTGATGCCGCCAGTGCGTCCAGTCGTGCCACGCACGGAACGCGAGGTTTACATCGTCGCTCCCGAACACGTTGCCCGCCATGTTCTGGTCTGAAACCTTGATGTTGCCGTGTTTCTCGACGTACGACGTGAGGGCTTCCAGCGTCTCGGGGGCGTCTGGGCCACGCTGGAACGACGGGGCGACAATCTCCGCCATCCGCAGGACCATGACGTTAAAGCCCCGGTCCCATCCTTTGAACGGGTTTTCCATGTGTCAGTCTCTCCGCTTGATTGTGCCGCTGCGTTCCATAAAGGCCGCGTGGGCGTCAGGTTGCAATTGCCTTGCCAGACTATGCGCCAGCCGGTCAAGGGCTTCCGTGAGGTGCGCGCGGGCTTCCGGGCCAGAGTTAGAGGGCGTCCAGCGCTGGCGCTCCTCATTGATGGCATAGGCCGCCGCAAGGTATGGGATGCGATTAGTCAAGACCGTGGCCCTCCTCTGTCATCTGCTCCAGCTTGGCCGCATAGGCGCGCGTCAGGCTGATGTCTGCCGTACGTTGAGCCTCTAGGCCGCGCCGACACTCGGCAAGGTCTAGGGCTATCTCGCGGGCCATGCGCTCCGCCGGGGCGAATAGGCCGCCCATCTCCTCACGCCATGCCATGGAAGAACCCTCCAACAAAGCAACGGGCCAGCGCAAAGGCCGTGAACCCGACTAGGCCAGCCATGGCCGCGCATACCGCAACCGTGGCCGCCAGTTCAATCCGTTCCAATACCCTGAGCATGGCGCTAGCCCTCCGCCGCTTGCGCTTGCATGGGTTGCCCAGCGTTAGCGCCCTCCCGCGTGTAGAGCGTTGCGCCGGGCTTGGCCCATGCGTTCTGTCCCGTAATGGGGCAGGTGTATTTCGTCTTGGAATTGCGCTTGCTCTCTTGGCGTTGCGCTTCCCGTTCCGTGATGCGCGGGGCGACATAGCGCACGGCCCATCCGTTCGCGATGAGGTGAGCCGCCGCGACTTGGAAGGGCTCGCGTAGGGCTTCCATGCGGCGGTAATAGTCCTTATTCAGATAGTTGTCAGGCGAGCCCGTGCCGTCCGCGTGCTGGGCAAGCTTGACCATCTCCGCCAGCAAAGCGCCTAGCACCTCCTCCGCCGTACGATTGGCAAAGCGTATGGGGTTGAGGCCGATTTCTGGCGTCTTCTCTCCGCCCTCTTGGCCGCGCATGTGGAACCCGTCCGGGATGATATAGCCGGACGCATGGCGGGAGCGTGCGAGCGTCAGCATGGTATCGGGGAGCGCCCCGCCGAACAACTCAAGGTTGAGATGTTGGAAGGCCGCCTGAAAGTCGCCATATTGGTCAAGGGTCGGGGTAGCCATGTGAAGTGTCTCCGTTTGGGGCGCTTGGCCCGTTTGACGTACGTTAGTTCAATTCTTGCGCCAGAGCAACGGCCTTGGCGTATTGCTCGCTAACCCATTGCGCCGCGCCAGTGTCGCCCGACAGGAAAGGATAGTCAGCCGGGTTAGAGCCGAAAACAGGCGGCACAACCATGATTGAATTGACCGGCTCGCCCAGAATATCCGCCCAGACTTGGCGTTGCGCCGGGAAGTCATTGCGCCCGCCGGTATTGGTCCAAGAGCGCCCGCCCGTCAGCTTAGGCCAGCCAATGCCCGCGCCATCGCTTCCCGGCACAAGCCTGCACTCCGCCGTGAACCCGACAACCCGCGCCATGTCCGGGGTTGTGAGCGCCCAGCATAGGCGGGCAAGGTCAAGCGGGGCTGTATCCAGCCGGGTGATGAAAAACCCGTTGTAAGGGTAGGACATGCCGCCCGCTAGGCCGCTCGCCTCCGCTATGTAAAGCGTGACCGGGTGGCCCGATTGCATAAGCTTCTGAATGAGGGCCAGCACGGCAACGCCCCGGCGCTCAATGCCCGCGTCTGACACGCTGGCGCTAGTCGAGATGTCCACAACCATGGTGAGGGGCTTAGGGGCTTCCCGCTTCCGGCGCTGGCGCATGGCGACAGGCGAGCCCGACAGGTAAGCCGGAACGTCAGCAAGGCCGCCGCTCACAACCCGCTCAATGGCGGGCAGGTTGTCAGACGTGAGCGTGATTGTGGCGACTTGCTCTAACAGCTTGTCAGCACGGGCCACGCGGGAGGTATCGCCATTCGCCAGCCCTTCCCATGTCCGGGCGCTAGGCCGGTGCGGGGTGTTAGCCCCGCCCGTCCGCATCCAGCGGGCGCAATCGTCCACGCTTTCCCCGATGAAGGCATGATTGCGGCCTTGCAGAACGTCGCACTTAAATTCGATCATGCGCGGCATGTTAGACGGCCTCCACGGTGCGGCGTTGTTCGGGTGTCAGGTCGGCAAGGTAAGTCATGCTCGCCGCTTCATCGGACGTATAGCCCGCCGCGATGAGGCGAGCGCCCGCCTGACTGGCGCGGGGCGTAATCAGCACTTTGATCCCGTGCGCCTTGGCGTTCGCGCGGGCTTTCTGGACGCGGCGGGCAAAGCCCTCGTTACCGCTGATAGCCCGCTCTAGGGCTTCATCGTAACCCCATGTCAGGCGAGCCCCAAAGCGTTGCAGGAAGGCCGCGTCAATCCGGGTGCGCCCGACATACTCCGCCGTTGCGCCAGCGCCGAAAGTGTTAGCGCTCCCGATGCACTTAAAGTCAGGGTGCGCCCGGATAATCTCGCCGCTGGGCAAGCACATGACGCCATTCGCCAAGGCCGCATTGAGGGCCAGCAACGCCTCATTGCTGCCCGCGTCGAGTTCATCCAGAAGGATGAGGCCGCCGGTGCGGAACGATGTGACAAAGGGCGTTTCGTGATACTTGCCGCCCGCGTCCACAAAGCCCGTGAGTTCGTGCGCCATGGTCATAGCGCCTTGCAGGCGGAACGTGAGGGCGAGCGCCTTGGCCGCTTGCTCCGCCCCGTGCGTCTTGCCGCTCCCGGACGGGCCAGCAATCCAGACGTGAAGCCCCGCCGCTAGGGATTGGATGAGGTGCGGGAGCATGACGTGCGCGCTATCAATCACGATGGGCGCTAGCCCCTCCTCACGCGGCGCGATGTGCAGCACGGTCGGGCGCATCTCCTCCAAGGCCGTCAGGCGAGCGCCCAGCTTGTGCGTCAGGGTGGAGAGGTCGGATTGCGTGGCCGCCAAGTCACGCTTGAGCGCATAGGCGGAGAGGTCCACGGCGGGCGCTGGCGTGGCCGCCTGACGTACGGCGGGCGCTTCCGGGGCTTGGGGCGCTTCCGGCACTGGCGAGCCCGTGGCGAGGGCTTCCATGGCCGCTAGGTTTGTCGGGTTGTTCGGGACGCGCCAATGCCCGCCCTTTGCTCCGCCCGGTGCGGCCATCCAGAGGCCGCCCGCTTTGCGGATGTGGTGGCGTACCGTGTAGGTATCGCCGCTAACGTTGATGAAGTCGGGAGAGACGGAAAGCGTTATCATGTGGTGAGTTCCTGTAGGGGTGAGGCGCTAGGCGCGGCGGGCAATCTGGGCAGCAAGGCGGTTGACGGTATCAGCCGGGGCTCGCTCGCCCATCCATTCCCGGACAACGGCAACGGCCTCCGCCTTGGCTGACTTGGCCGCCACGGTTGCGGGGCTAAGGCGTTTGCCGAATTTGCGAGGGGTAAACATTAGCAGCGCTCCTAAATGCTCCCGGCTGGATTGCCGGGAGCGAGGGTTGAGGGGTTAGCGGATTGAGACAGACGCGGCAACCTTTGCCACCACATCGGCAACGGAAAGCGCCTCAATGCGGATGTCCAAGCCGGGCTGACGGGCCAGCCATTCCGCCCGCTGGCGTTCCGCGTTCGCTTGGCCGCCGAGTGCCGGGGTGTGGGAGTTGAGGGTGTGGTGAGTGCCGTCCGCGTTCTGCACATAGACCAGAATGAGGCCGTCCCGTGCGTCTTGCTCCCGCCATGCGGCAAGGTTGGCGCGGGCTTTTTTCATCTGAGCGAGCGTAGCCATGTGATAATCCTTCGATCCAAGGGCGGCCGGAATGAACGCCCACACGTACGATTGCACATCTCATGCCGTACGGCAATAGCCTTGTTTTATCAGGCTTTTCTATGGGGTTGGCAGTTTGTTCCGCCGTCCCAAAGCGATAATGTATCATAATGGTGTCCCAAAGTGCGAATGCGTTACACGGGCCTCCTATGGGGTCTACAGACGTACGACGGGTCTAGGCCACTAGGGTAGCCGAGCCTTCGTGTAACGCGATGTGGGAGAGTTCACGGTTCGTTCCGCTTTTGTGCTCGTTTCGTTCCCGTTATGTTCTCGAAACGTTGCCGCTCCGTTCTGTGTGTAATTGGGACAGTTTGGAACGCCCAGCCGCTTGGCCGCTCGGTTACTCAATCGTTAACAGAATGGCCGGAACCTCATTTGAAATTAAAGGAGAATGTACTTATAATTATCTATGTTTAAGTACATTATCTGTTAGTCCCAATTCAGAACATGTGCCAGACGAGGCCGTGCTAAGATAATACGCCCCGTTCTGGTGCATAAACGTTGCGGCCTAGTTTTTATGCAATGTGCTAACCCATCGGTAACTAAGCGGCCATGTTACATTATCACATGGCTATCAACCTTGCATTAACCTAGTGGCCAAGCCGCTCAGTAACCATGATAAAGCATAGCGTTATCAATGCGTTACCTAGTTAACGGGGTGGCGAGGCCGCGTAGTGCCTAACCCCCTGTTAACCACTATGGGTAGGGGGGGGTGGTTCGTGGCCGCTGAGCCGTTCTTGCCGTAATAGGGCTTTTCGTAATAAAATCAAATTCCTAGACCATGCTAATGTACCTCAGCGGCCAAGCATTATCGCTTTCGCAGAATGCCACATACACGAAACTACAAAATTCCAAAATTCACACTGGACACGGGGCGGCTTGGCTGGCATGGTGCGCGTTCACAACCACACGGCTGGACTGACCATGGCATACAAGAAACTTTCGGACGCGATGTCGGGTAAACCCCCGCCGCCCAAACCCGCTCCGCCGACACAGGTGATCGGCAAGCCGGTGAAGCACAGCAACGAGCGGTCGAAAGACCCGGTCGTGCAGGCGGAAATCGCCAAGCGCATGGCCGCTCAGGCCGCCGCTGCGAAAGCCGCCGAGAACGTCGTGCCCCAGATCACAAGGCCGAAGCGTTAACCCCTAGGTCGGAGGACCAGATGCCTACCCCGCTGCCCAGACTTGACGACCCCACCCCCGTCCGGCTCCCGTCCATCCCCAAGGACGCGGTGTTCCGGCGGTTCTGCTGGGACTGGATCACGCCCAACGGCGACCGCTGGGACCACAAGGGCAACCCGCTGGGCAAGAGCCTCCTGTGGGAGCATCAGAACGCCAAGGCTCACGCTGAGAAGGCGAAGACGTAATGGACTGGCTTCAACCCGTCTGGAACCTGCTCCAAGCGTTCAACCCCGTGGACATGGTCTACGAGTACAATCACGCCGTACGATTTACGCTGGGCAAGGCCGAGAGGAAGCCGCTCAAGACGGGTATCAACTGGCGCGTGCCGTTCTTCCAGCACATCGTTGAGATGGCGAAGGTGCCGGAGGTGCGCCAGTTCGACACCCAGACCATCGGCACGCACGACGGCAAGACGATCACCATTGCCGCGAACGTGGAAATCATCATCCTCGACCCGGTCGCGCTCCAGACCAAGATTTACCGCTGGGAAGACAGCCTGCGCGGCGAAATCACCGGGCACCTCACGGAGCGCATCAACGCTCAGTCGTACGACGAGATTATGCTCAACGGGGGCATGGGCAAGCTTCAGCGCTCGCTGCGCGACACCCTGACGACGAAGGTGAAGGATTGGGGGCTCAAGATCGAGCGCGTGACCTTCAACGAGTTTTCTCCGACGCAACAGGCCGTACGACTTTACAGCGACCAGCCTTTGAAGCTATAACCGGCGCATGACCCAATACACGCCGGAGCAAATCGCCATCATCCGCTCGAACGCCGCAGCGGCAGACCTCCAGCGCCAACTGGATGAACTGCCTGTTGCGCTCATCCCGGACATGGTACAGGCCCCGGACGGCAAGCGGACCCGGCGCTCGGTCCAGTTCGCCTACGAGGCCAACGGCGGCGACCTGAAGCTCGCGGCGTGGGCCAAGGACAATTACGGCGAGTTCATCACCAAGGTCTGGGTCAAGATGGTCGAGAAGCAGCCCGAGGCGATGGCCTCCAAGGGCATCGAAGATATTTTGGACGTGATCGACGGCGAGATAGTTGACGGCGAGTTCCAAGACGTGGTAGAACCGCGAGAATAAGATGGTCCCCCGGCGGGGAGCGGAGGGCATATGGCCCGACCAAAGGTGAAAAAAGGGCTGTGCCCGACACCAAGTAGACCCCGCCGGGGAATTGTCTTGCAGCACAGGTGAAACATGGACTTTCTGACGAAAATTCAATCCCTCGTGACCGCGCTCGGCTCGCTGGTCACAGCGGTCGGCCAGCTTCCGTCCATCGAGACGGCGCT